GCAATAGTGCCCGTACCCTTAATTAGTTCTTCAATACGGGGGATAACGTCGTTAGCACGAGCCACCAATACCTTAGCCCCAATATCTATACCCAATTCCTCAATATAAGCCAAGTTATACATACTCGCTCTGGTTACTGTGGCACCCACCAGTTGCACCGGGTCTACCACAGCCACCGGAGTAATACGCCCACTATTACCTACCTGCCAAATGATATCTCGAATAACCGACTCACGAGCCTCGTTATCGAACTTAAAAGCAATAGCTCCTTTGGGTCGAAGATCTTTTTCGCCCAAAGCAAGTTGCTTTTCTAGGTTGTCTATACGAACTACTAAACCATCAATATCATAATCTAACTTTTCACGATTTTCGTCTTGATATTTACGCCAAAATTTATTGACTTCATCAGCAGTCTTGACTACCCACCAATTAGGGGTATCCAGTCCCTGGTTTACAAGCCAGACGAATTGGGTTTGCTCATTCTTGAAATCTACATCTCCCAATACCTGATAGAACAAGATATTGAGCTTATCTACACCCACACCATCCAATCGTTTACTGGTACCCGAAGCTGCATTACGTGGATTAGCCTTATCCGCGAACCACTGCTTGTGAGTGCTCTTATACATGATGATTTCACCACGCAAAGATCCAGTAAACTTTTCTTTGAGATGAGATTTGACACCACCCATCTTAACCACATTAACAGTAATATCTTCTCCGGTTTCGCCGTCGCCTCGGGTTATCCCTTGAATTAGACTACCGTTCTCATAAATGACCTCAATAGAAAGTCCATCTAACTTTTCAACAAGGCAAAGTTTACCATCAGGATAGGTATCTTCTACCCATTTGGTCAATTCGGCTGGCGTATTGACCTTGTCCAAACTTCCCATCGGGATTTGGTGCTTGGCTTTTTGCCATTCTGAAGGAACTATTGGGGCTCCAATAGCGGTCACTGCCTTATTGGTGGGATCCAACAGACGCAACTCGTCCACCCAGGCATCGTAAACACGATCGCTGATTTTTGGCTGGTTATTGTAATAATCGTGTCGAGCCTGATATATTTTGTTTTCTAATTCTTTGATTCTATTCATAAATACTACCTTACGATCCCTGGGTATATTCTCATATATCAGTATGAAAAAACTTACACTTCAAGAATTTATAGAAAAATCGCAAAAGGTTCATGGAACAAAATATGATTACTCAAAAGTCTATTATCAAAACGGAACGACCAAAGTTAAGATAATTTGTCATAGACATGGTGCGTTCTACCAACAGCCATATAAACATTTAGAGGGTAGAGGATGTCCACTATGTTCGCATAATAACATTGAAGAAAACTCACAATTATTCATATCAAAAAGTAAAAACGATCATGGTGATAGATATGATTATTCTATGGTAAAATATAAAAACGCTCGCACAAAAGTTCGCATTATATGTTTAGAGCACGGCTCTTTTGAGCAAACACCAGATAATCATCTACGCGGACACGGCTGCCCTAAATGCATGGCACAAACGATATCGTCTGTACAAAAGTCAACCACAGAAATTTTTATCAAACAGGCGGGTGAAATACATAACAATTATTATGACTATTCCCTAACCGATTATGATAACGCAAAAACTAAGGTAAAAATTGTGTGTCCTAAACATGGACAATTTGAACAATCTCCTGACACGCATTTGAATGGTAGTGGCTGTCCAAAATGCAGCAACATGATCTCCCGTAAAGAAATTCTTTGGTTAGATAGCCTGTCTATTCCTCTAGAGCAAAGACAAGTGAAACTATATATAGATGGCAAATTATTCAAATTGGATGGATTCGATCCACAAACAAATACCATCTATGAGTTTTACGGAGATTATTGGCATGGTAATCCAAATAAATACGATTCACATGAAATCAATTTAGCTGTAAAGAAAACATTTGGAGAATTATATGCGCGCACTATACAAAGAGAAAAGATTCTAAAAGATGCAGGTTATATCATCGTGCACATATGGGAAAAAGATTTTATAATATCCAATTCTACTTAGATGGACCATTCATGTTCACCCTAAATAATCACCATTGCCTGGCATTAGTTCTTGCGCTATTTCAAACAGCTTATTGAATAATTCTCCAAATCTAACCATTTCAGATCTAGAACAAGCATGAATATATCCATTTCTATCACCAAAAGTATTATGAGAACAGCCATCCCATTTGATGCTACCTTTGACTAATATCTCTGCCCGATCAAGGTCGATAGTCATATCTCCATCTTCAGTACGAAATTTGAGTGGTGCACCATTACCATCGTCGTGAAGAAACAAACCGCGTACTTCATAATCTATGACGGCACTATTGACCAAACCAGCCCTAATGTGTAATTCTAGGTCTTCGAAGACCCGTTCAATTTTCCATTCCATGATTATTTGCCTTGGGTAAGTGCGATCCAGTTAAAAAATGAGGCAGCTCATGCGGGAGACGCACCTCGCCCTGAGCGCACAGATAGTGTAAGACTATCTTGCGGAAATGTCAAGCCCCAACTATTTAATAAATAGTCCCGCTATGCCGGCATCTCTTGTAACTCAATGATGGTGCTATATCTAATAATTAAATCCCTAATCTCATCTTTTACTGCTAACACATTAGCCAAATGCTCGGGAGGAACCAACAAAGCTATACTATCAAATAATGGAATATAAATTTCTTTAGCTTCCTTAATTTGCCTCTTTTGAAAATCTACGCTAACTCCTGGCACCATTAGTGATCGTAGATTATCTAACCTATCACACATTTTGAGGGCAATTACTTTCCAATTTTTGCAATTGCGTAAACGATCGCAATACCCCTCTTTAGGCAATTTGCTTAATAATCTAACCATACCGGTTACATGAGAACCGAAACAATGCTCTAAAAGTTCAGCCGATAAATCACGAGTATCTTCTAAAGAGTCGTGTAACAAAGCGGCAATGATCATATCTCGATCATGGATGTGCATCTGATCCATGAGAATAATAGCCACCCTTCTTACATGTTCAAAGTAGCGAGTAGGCTTACCTTCCGTCAGCTCTTTTCTAATTTGAGCACGATGCCCAAATTTAGCCAGACAATAAGCCAGCTTAATATCCAGCTGTTCTGATGGGCTAAAATAGGGTTGAACCCGAGCTTGGAAGGTTTCCTTATTCTCGATCAGCATTACGATATAACTCCATGGCTTGTTCATACGTCAGTTTTATGTGTTTTAAGAGAAAGTGAAGGAGTTGAAAATCAGTAGCAGATTCTTTGCGACACAAAACGCAAGTTGTTTCTTCTTCCATATTCGGAGGATCTTCAGGATGAGGGATAACCTGCTTCCCACCACAGTCATCGGAACAAAACTTGCCCCTGCAAGAGAAACAAGCAAAAAACTTACCGCAATCTGAAAAGCTACGTCCACAGGTATCGCATTTGTAGTGTACTACTCCCATTATCGTATCTCCACTTCTAATTCTTTGGTCAATCTTTGACGAATATTTTTCTGCACTTTATCTACTTCTGCATTGACCAAAGTGCGCTCCATCGAACGGTAAGTAATCCTATAACATTGTGAGGTGCGCCCCTTTTTCTCAAATTCGTCGATTAAAGTAATCGATTCGATCAGGCTATCTTTATCCTCATCGCGAGCGATAGTACACATATCGTTATAAGAGAATTTATCGCTCACATAAAAAGAAACGTCTTTATAGCATACTTCATATTTAGAGAAGGGCTTGAATTTAGTAATCTCTCCTGCCTTGAATTGATTTAGAAAACGGGCATCTTGGCTCCAGAAAAGTCGAATGTCGGGGATATCGAACATCACCATAGCCAAGCGCTCTAATCCCAAACCGAAAGCCCAGGCTTGATGATTCTCTAATCCCAGATCTTTCATGATATCTGGATGGACCGTCCCGGCACCCAACACTTCCAAATGCCTCTCTTGACCATCTTCCATACGAAACTTGACACTAACTTCTAAGGAATTAACCGTAAAGGGAAAGTAAACATCCTCATGTTCCGAATCCTCTAGAAATTGGTATTCACACGAATCGCCAAAAAGGTGTTTGACCAAACCTGTAAGTCTATTACGTAAGTCCTGTTTAACATCCATACCATCAGGCACGATACAGAAAGCATCCACTTGATGGAAAACCGGATAATGGGTGGCATCAATAGCATCTTTGCGATATACATCGCCACAGGTAATATACTTAAGCTGGCTAGTGCCGCTGTGTGACTTGCCAATCGGGTATAAATAGCAAGTCATATGAGTGCGAAGACAGGTCATCTCATCCTGATAGAAAGTGTCAGTGAGATGACGAGAAGGGTGATCTAGGGGCACACGTAGCCTGTCAAAGTTATTTTCGACCAACACATAGGGTATTCCAATTTCAATTCTTGCCAGATCATCAAAGTATTCAAATATCTTCTCCTTGATGATGGTCAGGGGATGATTGGGGATCTTGTATAAACCCTGTCCTATTTTATTGGTGATACTCGGGGGAATATTGTTCATGATTTATTTCCAAAATACTTGATAAATCTCTTATATTTTCTATCTAATCTGGTATTGGGCGCCGAATAATCATACATACGATTCAATATTTTGAGTGCATTTAATCCTGAATAAGAAATAAAGCTAATGAGTTCATTAGGTGTTTTTATAAGCGGAGCATATTTATTTTTAGACTTTAATCTAATTCCCCAACTATAAAAGAGTTCTGACAAAAACCGTAATAACATATTAGTTCCGATAAAACTAATAATTGGACAACTTTGTCTTGTTATACAACCATCACCATCAAAATAGCCTCGTATTAAGTGCGTCCAATATTTCTGTGGTATTTGTGTAGGAAATACAGAAGTTAAAGACTTTCTACTTTCTATTGAAAAGTTCTTTTTTAGTGCGTTAGGAAACCACTTACCAGCGATAGATATCGTATAAGCATTACTTGATTTATCATAAATTAAATCTCCAGTAAAACCTATTGCTTTAGCAAACTTAAGTAAATGTTTCTTGTCCTTCTTTTGTAGATGTATTTCAACGGCGTCTCTATCTGAACGAATAGTACCATCTGCTAAAATAAACCCCGCCCAATAACAATTTTCTGCTGTATATTTATCAAAATACTTAACATTATACTTTTTCTTATAAGGCGAGGTTTTTCTTAATTTAATCCCACTTCTTATTAAAGTGCGTTGAACCGTGGCTCGATGTATTTTTAATTGAACCGATATCTCATTGGTACCAGTCCCATTATTATACAATTGGCAAATTTGTTTTTCTATCTCTCGGGAAATTTTCGCAGGCATGAAATAATACTTTATTATTAGTATATGGGTACAACAAGACGCTAACTACATTTAATTATTTTGTATATCTCTGGAATACTTCTTCAAAAACCAATCTAGCTTCATTGAGTTTGGGGATAGAATCTAACGGGAACGGTAAAGTGTGTCTTTCACTATAATAGCCGAAGTCTCCAGTAGTTGCCATATTAGCTTGGGTTTCATCCACAAAGACTCGTGGAGTGTATCCTACCTTGAGAAGATAGGTATTCATTACCTTTCTCAGCTCTGGGTCCATCTGCCTGACCAGCTTAACCATCTCTTTTTTATATGCAGAATTGAGATAAAACAAACCGTGGGCAATTTCATGGTCCAAAGCATCGTTGCCCTTGACCACACCAATGATGTAAAACTTGTCACCATTTGCTTGTTTTTTACAGTGTTGGTAGACTTGCCACATAGCAGTATCATAATCGTTGGGATCTGGGATTCCAAGCTTACGAATGTTAGTAATAACATATGAAGGTAGGTTAAATCCGGACCAATCTATTGGATAGGTAAATGCACCTTTTCCAAATTTTAAAGAATATGCTTTCATGAAATTTAAAATTCTAAAAGACTTACCTCTAAATTGATTAAAGGGGCTTTCATAAAATTCTTGATATCTCAAAAAAGTCATACACATATCATATTCATTATTAAACTCAAGACAAAATATACTTGGTTTAACCTCTATTAACTTGAATGGCTTTTTCATTTCAAAACCTGAAGCCTCCTAACGGTTTTGCTTACTTGACTTTTTCTAATGGGCCACAAAATCATCACCGTTTCGGTGCCCGGTTCTAATTCTGTCAAACCAGCATCTATCACGATAAGTTTGTTCTTTTCTTCACTCTTGAGTTTAGCCCATTCTTTTTCCGAAGCACTCAATACCACCTTACGAACAGCGGCAGCCACCCATTCCTGATAAAGGGATTCTAACTTCATTATCGAAACTTCCAAGTCATCAGAAGGCATGGGTGATGCCTGACGGCGACGCCAGTTAAGACTCTTGTGCAGATCATCATATTTTAATTGTTGCATTTGAGCGGCATGAGCACACTGCGCAGCAATTTTGCCCACACTCATATTAATCGATTCTCTCACTATTAAATAAGAAACAAGAGGATCTTCTTCTTTGGTGGCGCGTTGATAAAATGCTTCGGGGGAGTTGTGGTCTACCATAACGATAATCTAACCATTTGGGGCGACGATGGCAAGTCTACTGCATTTTATAAAATTACAGCTCGTAACTGGTCTTCCAATATGGAATGCCTAAAGCCGCGAATGGCTCGTTCAAATTATCCGTACTTTGCACTACCGTGCGAGTGATGTTACCATACGCTATAACAGTAGCGTTGGTCAACGGATACTTAAGAAGTTGCTCACAAGCAAAAATAGCGGAAAGTCCGCTACCACCAAAGAACCAAAGTCTATCATAAATGATGGCGCCTTGTGAGCGAGATAGAACAGCCGGCACTAACTGCTTAGTATCTATCCATTGGGTCAAACTATTGAGAGGGACTTGTAAGATATTGGTGAAACCGCTATATCCATCACCTGAAGCTGGTCCTATGTAATATCCGTCATTACCCATCGGAAAAAACTGACCATAGGAAGTGACATACGGTAATGAGCCATATGATTGCCAAATAAACGGCGCAGAAACTGGAGCACGAAAAATAGCATTGATTGGGGAAGCAGGAGCATTTTGTCCACCCAATAAATACCAATATCCGTCGGATTGAATAATGGTGGATCCATAGAGTACGGAAGGTAAAGTACCACTAGCAATAGTCCATAGTAAAGGATTAGAAGTAGAGGCAGTACAAATTAGGTTAGAAGCGTTATCGTTTTCTGCGCCACCTGCCAAGAATAATACTCCATTAGCCATTCCTAGTGCAGAGGAATGAAGTTTTCTTGGCAATAAACCAGAACCATGATCAGTCCAAGTAAGCGGATCACTAACTGGTGCTGAAAAAATATTATCTACTGAAATTGGTGAAGTGCCCGTATTACCGCCAAACAGATAAATATATCCATCCACAATAGCCAAACTGGAATTATATAATGGTATAGGTAATCTGGCACCGGTATCTACCCAATCAGCAGGATTGTTAAGATCGGCTCGATAAATCTTATCCGAAATCTTGCCCCCAAACATGTAAGCATACCCATCAATAATAGCTAAACTAGAATCGCTCACTTGCTCTGGCAGCACTTTTCTACCAGGGAAATCGAAAGGTGTATCAGGAGCGGTTTGCCATTGTGAGGGCAGAGGTAAATTGAAATCGACGATAGCATAACCGTCAGTAATTAAATACGCACTAATATCCACCATCAGATTGGGACCGGATTTTAGACCAGTATACAGCGCTCCTGTTAAATCAGGAGTATCATTGACCACCCAAGTACGATATTGTGTAGGAGCCGAATTAACGTCTCGACCCAGCATTTTGTAACGAACCATACCAAAATGCTGAATTATTCAATTATACCAAGATAATGCGATATTGCTCGTATTTTTGGATGTATTTGTGATCTATGGTGAAAGTGCTCTGGAGACCCCAGGGATCCAAAATCTCTTTCTTTTCTGCGTCCCAAATTACTACATGAAGAGGGGTATGAGCATCTTCAGTAGGATTCCTAACAACAATCATGGCATTTCGATCCAAATTTTGAAGTTGGCTCTTTTTATACGAGACATGGCACTTGTGTCCCAAATCCTCGATTCCTCGCAGAAAATCTGTTAGACTAGTACAGGCACAATCGCCCGACTTTCTATCGGGACGGACAGCTTTGAGTGCCGTATTATAACTAACCCCTGTCAGCATGGCTACAGCGGCCACACCACATCCGGTAATATGTTTTTGCTTGATATACTTCATCTTACTCCTTCGGCTCATCATACTGTTCCCACTTATTAGGCTTTTTGACCAAGAAGAGAGAGTTTTTAGCTCGGGTTACGGCGACATACCAGAGGTTGTCTTCTTCTCCTCCGGCTCCTTTTCGGTAGGTGTTCGCGAGAACAAAGACACGATCGCGTTCCAAACCTTTGGCTTTATGTGTTGTTGAAAATACAACTTTAGCAGAATCATCAACATCGCTAAACAAACTTTCTATGGTTGCTTTGAGATCCTTAATAGTTAAAGTTCCTTCACAAAGATTCAATAGACATTCTGCTTTATCGATAGCCACGGTAGTGTCTTTCTTTTCAGAAAGAAGCCTTTTAACCTCAATAGTTTTCCACTCATTTACATATTCAATAAATGAATTGATAGTTTTAGCTTTGGACTTTTTGATAAAATATTGAAGGTTCGATCCAATATCTCTTCCTTGAATATTGGCGGGGACACCTGACTTGAGCAGTTTGAGGCAGTGCTTGATCAGCGGGGCATTAGTACGAGACAGAACGAAATCTCCCGGTTTAACCAATTTAAGAAGTTCTTCTACTTGAACCTCCTCTACCGCCCCATACTTGGCGTTAGGGGCTGCCATAATGTCGGGTACAATTTCCTGAGCTACTTTGATGACGCTCTCCGGGCAGCGATAACTGACAGAAAGAGGAAGGGTTTTGGCGTTCAATTTATTAATGAAGTTTGGAATAGCTTCACTATCAGCCCCACGAAACTGATAAATGCTTTGAGCGGGGTCTCCAACCGCAATAATGCGCCCATCTATCTTGACAGCAGAAAGCACCATAGCAATTTGGGCTGCATTTAAATCTTGAGCTTCATCCACAAAGACTACATCAAATTTACCTACATTGAGACGATAGACAAAGGGGAAATAGATCATGTCATCAAAGTCAATTATTTGAGTTTGACTTTTACACATACCTAATGCTTTAATAACATACTTGATAAAATCTTCTTGTTTGAACTCACCAGTATCAATACCAAAATTATCTATCAATTCTGAAATCTTGGTCGGAGTATCAAATAGAAACCCTTTACATAACGAAGCGCATTTACAAAACTGCATCGTTAAGTCCCAATCATTTTTACCAATAATATCCTCAAAAATAAGCTGCATTTTGTGGTTTTCTAATACCACATCATTGCCGAAGCGCTGCCTGATGGATCTATACCCAAGCGAATGAAGGGTCATTGTATCGACATATGATGGTGCCCTTTGCCTTAACTCATCAGCAATCGCTTTATTAAAGGCAACCATAAGAGTTTTTTTACCCTTTGGAATATACTTAAATCCTTCTACAATAGTAGAAGTTTTCCCAGAGCCAGCTCGTGCTACCACTACAGTATGATGTGTTCCCGTAGAGATATCTTTGAAAATTGCCTTTTGATATTCGCTCCAGTTTCTCTTTGGATTGTGTTTGACAATATATGAATTGTCCGGTTTTTTGGGTGGAAACTTATTAAACTTTTTGGTCATTGGTATTATTTTTTCCATTTACAAATGATACTAATCTTTTGATCCAGTTCTGAAAATCTTCTAAAGAATAATTAGATTTTGCACCATTACAAAAAGAACAACAAGTAACACAGTTATCAATAATATACCCTATATTATTATCAATACGATCAATTCCATTATAAGATACAAACTTGTCTTTTATGTTCCACTTTTTTGACCCAGAAACTTTTGCCAATCGAGGTGGAGCTCCACAATAATAACAATTATTGAAAATAAAAGATTTAAAATCATCAATAGATAATAAAAAGGAAATATCTTTTCTTTTTGCTGTATGTAGATATCGACCGTATAGAATATTACTAGCAACAACATCTTCATTTAATGTATGACTTACTGACATTAATTCGGATGTTCTACAACCACAACTTTTCGTATGACCATTTTTAATAGCTTCCGCACGGGCTTCAAATATCTGACCACATATACATAAACATTTAAAATATGAGCGTCGAGACGACCCTGTAGTACAACGATAATCAATGATTTTTAATCCATTAATTTTGGTGCCCACATAGGTAATATTTTTCTTCATTTTGTGCTCCTCCTATTATTATATATCATAATATGTGTATAGTAGGAGCAAAATATCACACTAACTCTTCAAAATCGACCAAAGCACCGAAGCTATAATCTCCCAACTTATCGATCTTCTCGGTTCGTCGATCTACCACCGCTACTATACCCAAGACGAATAATCCAGATTCATCCAATAATTTGGCAGCTTTAATAGCAGATTGTCCGGTGGTCACCACATCCTCGAATAGAATAACTTCTCTCATTAGATTACAGTGTGGTTTTTCCACTGATTGTTGGGTGCCATGGTCTTTAGTTTCTTGTCTAACATAAACGACATGGGTGGGAGCATAAAACATCGCTACTATACTGGCTAAATGACATCCGCCCAAAGCTACACCAGCAGCCACATTATAGTATTTGAACTTTTGGTTTGATTTCTTGGCTACTTTTTTGGCAGTATCATGTAGTAATTTAGCCAGATTATACATGGATGGACCATATAGCATGGTTTGCTTAACATCGATGTAAATATTACTTTTCTGACCTGAGGCTAAAGTAAATTCTTCACCCTTCTTGATAGAAAAGATTTTGAGGTCTTCAATTAACTTTTGACGCTCAATACTCATTATCGTCTACCTAAACGACCACAAGTCGTTCGAATTATATTATCGCACATAAACTCACCATATCGTTCCGGATCTGATTCGTCTTTAGTTTTATCTTCTTCACCATGATAATCAAATTCAATAGCGGTAATATCGCCCTCTTCTTCTCGCTCACGATATTCCATCCAATCCCAGTAATCTTGCTCGCCTCCCTCGCACAGCCACAGTGCAAAATGTGCTGCCGCAGCTTCGTTAGCGAATTTGATTTGTAGGACTGTTTCTTTGGGTTTAGAACTTCTTTTCTTCATGATTAGCTCCTAGGAATAAAATCACCATCCGAACGGTTGTAAAGCTGACTGTCTAATTCCACTAATCGATCAAAGTCTTCCACACTATAGAAAGAACGATCGATGGCTTTCATACCCAATTTAGCACCAAACAAACCGCCCACGATGGCAGCCGTGGTATCAGTGTCGCCACCCGCCTTGATGGCAGCCAGGATGGCATCATGATAGTTATCGAACTTAAGGAAACAATACATGGCAGCCGGTACCGTTTGCCTGACATCTGCTTTAGTGCCCAACACCCGTAAAGCCGAAGTGGCAGGAATATGACGGGCGTTGACCAGAGAGCCCAAAGTGTAGATAATGCTCTTGACTTTGCTGTCGGGTAGAATAGAATGCACTCTTTCTAATAGGTCTTCAGTATCATTTTGTGAGGCTAATGCTGCTGTAAAAGCAATAGCAATAGAGCCAGCCTCCGCCTCTTCCGAAGCATGAGTGATGGCACTATCCACCTTACAGACCTTAATTACTTCTTCCAGATCATGACGAAAATAAACGCCAATAGGAGCAGCTCGCATGGCAGTTCCGTTACCATAGGAGCCGGGAACACCAGACTGAGAGTAATGCTTACCTTCCAATAGATTATGGATAGCAAGTAAGGTAGTCCTACCATAACCACGAGCACGACCTGATACAATCCAATCCACATATCTTTGTGATAGATCTTCAGGGTTGAAGCCTTGGTGTTCGATGAGCGATTCTGCTACCATAATCGACATTTGTCCGTCGTCTGTGTAGGCATTTGCCGCCAAACCGTGATGTTCAGAAGGTAAGAATGTTTTACCATCCCAATCAAGTAGTGGTTGATAATTAGATAATTTACTCTCGGCAAACTTACCGAGAGCATCTCCAATACAGGTTCCTAATAAAACATTACTCATTTTACCATCCGTCTGTGGGATTTTCTAAATAGACTTGAACTTGTCGCCTAATCTCATTAGTTACTGTAAATTGGCGATCAGTTTTACGAGACAATCTAATAAACCAGCGCCAACCATTCTTGACAGCCTTCTGTGCTGTATGAATGCTCTGCCAATCAAATTGGATATACTCACCTGATTTAATCTCATAAGGAGTTAAGATTTTGTCTTGCAGTTGTTGCGCGACCCAAGGATGCCATTCTCGATAGATAACACCACTGTCTATCTTGGGAAGAGTGTGTTTGCCCAAAGCAAAGAGAGTGGGACAAATTTCCGCGTTGACTACCCCAGTCAAATGTTCACTATAATAATCTAGGTTATCGTAGTTAGGTTGCCCGGTTGGGGTGTTGCGAGGCACGTCATCATGGTGAAAGCCGGGAATAGCCGGAGACCAACCCGGCATCAGCATATGCACCCTACTATCTATCACGGGATGACACTTTTTCCAACCGTCTGGCATATTCTCTAGGAAAGAATGTGTGATGGGTCCGCCATTTTGCAAACAAAATGACAGATCGCAATTAAAGAACATAGGTTCATTTTTGATTATTTCCGTAGAAAAATCTTTAGGGAAGTTCCCTCGCTGCTGAACTTGTGAGTTGAAGAAATACATATTTACTCAGAGAGGATGTTTTGATTTCTAATTTTCATGAGCAATTTACCTAAATGGTTTTGTCCGCCTTTTTTATTATCAACTCCCCAATAGGTGTCTCCCCAATAATTTCCTTCTACTAATAGGGCGTCTCCAGTTTGAGATAATTGTTTCTTCAAATCAACATGAGCAAACTTTTGTATCAAAAGTTTCTCCATTATCTCCAATTTAACCTCTTCCCAATCGGAACGCATGGTCAATTTTTTGCCTAATTTTTTCGCTTCAGCGGCAGTAAGTGGCGGATGTATATGAAAAACTTTTCTTTCCTCTTGGTCCAAAGTTTTAGCCGCCTGATATGCATGTTCCACGCTATGATATTCTATCCCATCTAATTCTACCGTAGCTGGATAGAAATTGGACAGAAAACGATAATCTCCAGTGAAAGAAGAGATATGGTTAATTTTGGAACTCATTATGAGCTTACCTTCCATTGCGAGGCAGTTTGCCTCGCTCATCTTCAAATTGATCAAGATAAACAGTGCCAGGAGAAGATAATTTGCCAGACTTAATCTCTACTTTGAGAGCTGAAGAAAAATTCTTGTCCGGAATGTGAAAATGATTTTGACATACTGGACATGTAGCTGTCCAAGTTTCGTAGTCGGTTTCACGACCATATCCAGAATGAAACTGATACTTGATATCACCCTTTTCCACTTCCAGCTCTGATTCACATTGGGTACACGTATATTTGTAAGACCAATTATTGGTGTCTACTCTTTTTAGGATTTTCATTGTATTCCTTCTTCACCCTCTCTTGTAGAAGGTATGGTATTTCCAGACCCTTCTCGTTGGGGAACCTGAAAGATTTTTCATGACCACAGACGGGGCAAATGAAGTAGTAATTATCTACGTCAGCTTCATAGCCATCATCTATATCTCTACCGCTGTACCACTGCTTGGTGGTTTTGTATTTGAGATCGGTGTAATCCGCAGATAACTTGGAAGTACAAATATAACAAGTAAACTCGTACTTCCAAGTCGTATAGTCTGGCTTAGAAAGTACCTTCATATTCTCTCACTTTTGGCACGAGCACGAATGTCATCCAAGTTGTCATCGACCAAAATCTCACCATCTTGATAAACGGTTCGCATGACAGAAAATTGATTGGCGATCTCGCCACTGTACAGTTTCACGGTTCTAACCTCACCAATTTGGTCGGCAATCAAATCCAATCTACCCGCCTTGCTTACTTTTCCGTGATCGGTGATAGGATCTTTAAACACCTCTCGCTCTTCACCATTAACTGTAATAGAAGAACATTTCATGGCAAATTTAAGCGTGTCCCTATTATGACATTGCAAAAGTTGTCCTCCCATACCAAACGCGATATTGGTTGCGGAATAGCCGGCATCCAACGCCACATTTAAAATTTCCTGAATTGAATGCTCATTGATACCATCGCCCTGAATAACCCTAACGTTATTTAAAACTTTGTAGCCTTTGCTATTGACGGTGCTGCCAAACTTCTCATCCAACAACTGTAGAGATTTAAGAACGACCACGGGCGGGTTCCCAGAATCGGGACGAATAATTACCGTAGCGCCAGATTTAATCACTTCATCTTTCAATTCAGTTCCCCATAAATTAGTGATGGCATTCCACAAGTCATAACTATCAGAAACCACAGCCACCAACGCACCAGGCTTAGCAAACTGCTTGAGCATATTGCGGTATGCATCTACTTCATGATCCTGACCCCACCCTGTAATCGAACTATGCTCCGCTGCGGGAATACTAAATCCTGCCATCTTGCTATGATAATATTTGTTAGCGCATCTGACGCCGACAATAGTGTCACTGCCCATAAAATTGACGAGGTGTGCCGCTCCTCCAATCATCGCGCTTTCCTGACTACTTACTCCACGAGAACCAAAATCCTGAACTTTGAAATTGATTTCTGCTTGTGGATCATCCGATGAGACTCTCAAAGCTTCAAGAATAATTTGTCGGATCTCGTGGCTTCTGGTAGCCACGGTAGTCGGATACCACACCGAACGAAGCAGAGAAGTTTCCAACCAAGATACTACCCAAAAAGCTTTGGGATCAGTAGATTCGATGCTGACAAGAATGTTGTGTGTTGGAATAACACTTCCCTCGGGCACAGCACGAATACGCACCGGAAGCTTGCCTTTCAACTTCTTGGCAACATACATCCAACCTTCATAATTAAAAGGTTCTCCATGAGCTTCGAAGAATTCCTTGGCTTCCTCTACCTCTGCCATCGTCACACGATGAGTTAAGTACTTCTTGAGGTAATACTGCAAACCAAAGAAGACGGTTTTATCATAATCACCGCCGCGGGACTCGATGTAACTGAACATCGAGCTAGTACCGGGTGGATACTGTAGATAGTGGCTGGCTTTATAACTGTCTGTATCGATGATAATGTTTTCGGTGTCCATGATATACTCTCCGTATTGTATCAAACTTCCCTCTCTGGGAAGTTTTGTTAGTCGTCTTCCCTACTCCAATCTTGTCCAGTAGAGTTTTGAACCACTACTTTAACAGTAGTTTGATTCGAGGTTTGATGTCTTTTAGAATACTCTTCCCAAGTAACCGGGCTGGCATCATTAAGATGAACATGATATCCGCCACGTCCATCATCAACCCAATGGGTGTTTTTAGCGCTGGCACATTCACAAACCAGATAATGATCGACTGATCCCATACGACTGTCTATTCCGCACGGGGCGCCGCAGTTAGAGCAAATTCTATTACTCATGCCGCCCTCATCATAGGTGAGCCAACAAAATAGTTGATGATATGATAGTGATCCTCGAAGAACTCTTCCTCACGAGTAAAGAATTCGCTCAAAGGCATCCACCAAGCCTTATCAGCATCATCACTACCCTTCACCTTAGGCAGTGGACCATTCCCCAAGTCGATGAAGTAGGCGGTAGTAATGGTGCGACCACGCTCCGAACGGTCGGGATGGTCGAAGACATGCTCTGCTTTGACAGCGGCAGACAAAACCTTCTTATCTAGAGCGATAGCAGTTTCTTCCTTCAACTCTCGCAGTGCTCCCACTTTGATGTACTCTCTCTCATTAAGGAAGCCTCCGGGCAGAGCGATTTGCCCGCCACCGTAAGCCTTGCCGCGACGAACACATAAAATATGTCCCGACTTGATAACCACAGCGTCTACAGTGTGAAAAATGGGAGGATAAGGTGCCCCTGACCATTCCGCCTTGCTGGCTCGCACCGCATCGAAATAAGCTTTGAGTCCTTTGAATTTATCTGTTCTTTTGAAGGCTTCCAAGTACTCCATGGTTTTAGAATGAAGTAGCTTCTTGTATTGAACGTCATGCGTAAAATACAGATATCGAATTTCTGTGGCATGTGGAAAGTGATCCAAGTTGGGGACCAAATGCTTCTGCCACTGTGGAAACTGCTCTAAATAGTAGGAGGTGTCGTCATGATCATGACCCACCAGCACAATACTCTCAGAGTCGTCGGTTAGTTCCAACACCTTCTGCGCAGCATCTGCCAACCACATATTGTCGTTGTATAGATAGTCGTGCATAAAGATAACTTTGACACGCCCATTCTCTTCTGATGTCAGGGCAGCGCGCATCATAGCTTCGCGTTCCTCACCCGAGAAGGGATGTTTGGGTGATGGCGCTCTCTTGTAGCTACCAATCACCACGATGGCTGTCCTGGCTAACTTCAGCGCCTCTTTAACTAACTCGTAATGAGCTAGGTGGAATGGCTGGAAGCGACCGATAAAGATCGAAAATTCGTATTGAAATGTACTTTCCATTTTTCACTCTCCGTGAATTCAGTTTTCGTGAACCCTCTCTGGGTTCAAAGAATATATATCGTTATGCCCACGCTATTTTCGTCGAACATTTTGGATGATGTAATACGTCGCCAGGGCAACAAACATCAAACTAACGATTGCTTCCCAGCTTCCTGCCAGAATAAAAGCGAAATATAAGTTGAAGACCAGTATTACGATCCAAACAAGCACGGTATTTCTCCTACAGCTTCAAGTTAATTTCTACAACTCACCTGTCAAGGGAGACGGTAATAATAAAAAGGCAGCGCCCGAACGACGCTGCCTTCGTAAATGATTAGGAATAAGTGAATTTATACTCTTTGATAAACGGGCTGCACCGAACGAGTAAAACTTCCATGCTTTGGCAATCTGGGAGTACTACACAAGTTGATATGATGATGTTTATCACCATCTGCTGGGAAACCCGATGGATGAGCAGTCGGCACATTATTTTGTCTTAACATTTCCACTAATGTATCCCACCAAACATATTTAACTCTAACCGTCTCAGTAAAGACTGGTTTAATCAAACCCTGAACATAAGAGATTTTTTGATCCACATGTTGTCCAGCGCCTACGGCTACTAAACTTTCTAGTGATTGTCTAGCTCTGGTTCCACTCATCTCAGAAGCAGCGGGCATTGCCTCACCGACTTCGCAAGAATCAAAAGTAGCAGAGTTGTGACCGATATTACCTAAATTGATAGCATTATTTTGACTGACAACGCCAGTAGTATTGGTATTATTATAGATAGTCCAGGTTGGGGAGGTAATAGAGCCAGTATACTGAGAGCTGAGAGTGCCGATAGTAGTATATGGATAGTTGATCCAGAAATTGGGCCAAGTATAATCGTAGTGATAATGATAGTGCCGATCTAATCTCTGTGGCTCAACATGTCCTTCCACGAAAACGGCAGCAGCGATGATACCACGACTGGAGAGATCGCCATGAGTATGGATGGCAACACTATTATCAGCGCTGGTAAATACGAAAGAAGCGCCACCAAAATCATTTTCACACCAGGCAGAAAGTTCCAATTTAGAACATGGATTAACTACCCACATTTTATTATTTGGTTCGGTGCTGGCACGTTTACCAGTAAAAACATCAGTCCCATCAACACTAATAACTACTTGTACCTTCTGCCAAGTATTGTTTTTAAATACGATAGAAAACGGCTCATTACCGTAAGCTCCCACCGTGTCAATACCATTCACATAATATTTTCTAAGTGATTTGCCATTAAAATCTTGATGGTGGCTTATCACATTTAATTCGTAATTACTCATTATTACTCCTTATGGCGCTTCCTTATATTTAGAATGTGAGAGCGAGATACGCCATATTCCTTAGCTAAAACTCTGGATGATCTTTCATCCTTCGCTATCACAAGTTCCTGTTCTTCAGTAAACAAACGATCATTACTATTTCTACCTTTGTTCCAAGCAACTACAACACCTTTAGTGCCCGTATTCCACGGTTTTGTTCCTTTGGGTGTGCCCGCACCAGGACTTAATGGTATCATCTTTCCTTTATTTGGACCTAACTTGCCTTTACGAGCTAAAGAACATTTCATCTTTGTTGCTTCTGTAAATTTTTTACCAGTATTAGCAATAGATATTTTCTGTCGGGTTGCTTGTGAAAGTTTTCCACGACTGCCACCACCTCGAATATTGTACCCTAATTTAATAGTATCAAATTTATTGATAAAATAATCTTCAAGCCAATCAGCCATCTCTTGTGTATGAGCTATGGTGATAAGTTCTATGCTAAAATTAGAAACGCCATATTTGTCGATAGCGTTAGCTAATTTGAGGCATCTTTTAGACGAGATATGCTGTCCCCATCGATGAGATAAGGATGACCAAGTCTGCCCTATATAGAGTTTCTTGTTCCGAAGGTTAACAATTTTATAAATGATACAGAACATGTTTTACCGAGGTTAATTTGGGTCCTAACCTCTATATATCATTAATTTCATAGGTCATATCGTTTTTTATCGTTAATTTCATTCCTCGAAGATCTTAATATAGCGCAAAGCGCACTTTTCCCAAGTGTTATCATCAAGATAGGCAATTTGCTTTTTTACCTGTGCTTCTTTAGCACCTGGTACAGTAAAGATATATTCCAGTGCATTAGCTAATTGTTCAGGCGTATCGGCTTGTAAGGTGGGCAAATCAGAAAAGTGATTGACTGAAGAAGTAACTACTGGTAATCCTTTGGACATTGCCATGCGTGCGGCACCAGAAGCACCAAAAACCTCATGTTCGGGAGAAGAGACGTACGGAAAGATGGTAGCTTGATTAGTACGCAAGAAACTATCTAAAGAGGCATCTGATTGATAACCACGTAAAATAGCGATATTATTCCGTATATCGAGCCGATCTGCCAACTGCATCAACTCGCTAAAGTAAATCTGATGTTCCGTTTTAGCATAAGGAGAATCGGAAAATAGTCCCGTGAAAAAAACCTCGGGATATTTTTTAGCCAGGATAGCGGTAGCCATAACCGCATTCTCCCAACCTTTGTAACGAAAACCGAAACCAAATTGCAGGAAAGTTTTATCAGACTTATAGAAATTCCATAACCTCTCGTTATTAAATGGCTGGCAACCATGAGGGATAACGTGCACTTTAGAAGTAATACCCTTCTCTTCTTGTAAAAGTCTCTTACCACCTTCCAAATGAGTTACAATTTCTGGCATAGCCGCTTCAACAATAGTCTTATCTCGATGATGAAAAACTGAGTGCATAGTAACAATAACACGATAGTCAGACAGCTGAGACATCATTGACAACCAATATGCGGCATTAGGCCACAGCCCAAATTCATGTTGGATCCAAATGATATCGGGATCATATTCTTTTAATTCAGCAATGAGTTGCTTGAGTGACTCACCGCGTTTCCAGCACGCGGAAACTTGACTATCTGGTATCAATTGTGTGCCAATTTGATGAACATCGCCGGTTGGCAGATCATTTTTCTCGATAAAAAGTTTGAAACCGCCTACATGTTTAACGACTTCGCTCCATAAGTTTTCGGAGTAAGTAGCGATTCCACAGCGCATCTTCCAATTACCCACTAAAGCAACCTTCATTTGTTTGGCAGCCTTCTTGAAAGTTTTACACTTGATTATACCATCTTTCACTTTACATCTAATGATTAGGTCAGCAGCATTCACGTCAGATAACTCGGGTGGTATTTCTAACACCTGCAAACCATCATTGCTGAACGGTTTATCTGATACTATGCAAATACGATTATTTTTGACTCCGACAAAGCGTGCCATGCTCTACCAACCCATATCATAAAAGATTTGTTACCTCGTCAACTAACTCTTTAAAGATAGAGGTTTTTATTGGCAGAATGTCTCTATAATTCATCACAAGTGCTTGATTAAAAGCATCGATAAGACTATGTTTGGAGCTATTATAATAAGATAAAAATTTTCCTTCATTAGGCTGACATAGTTTTAACTTATCGTGATGATGAATGGCTAAGTAAGGTGTGCGGGTCATTTCAGATAGAACTATACCATGAAAACGTTGGGTCACCACAATTTTATAGCGAGAAACCAAAGCTGTAGCAGCTGCAAACCCAACAGGAAGAATGGGGTTAGAGTGTGCTTGGTGACGGTGTTCCATGTGACCGATGAGTTCAGAAGCTGCCCACTCATCGTCTATCTCGGCTGCACGACACATCGGAAAGAGGTGTGGGTGATAATTGTTCTCAACCAACCAATCTAAAAATTGAGTAAATTCTGATTTGAAGTAAGCCCATGCCGCATGTTGCCAATGCGGATTAGATCGTTGCGGAACAACCACCATATTAGGCATAATTAGAACTGAATGATTAGTTTTCTGAGATAGTATTACTTTATTCTGTAAAGAATACACTAAATCTGGAATATATTTGATATTTGGATTAATGAGTTTTAGACATTCTACTTTATCTATAGAACGTGTAGCAATCAATAATGCACGTGACATTAATTCCACATGAATAGGATGGATTTCAGCTTCAACCCCTACACCAATATATAATATCTTTTTGTATTTGAGCGCCTTTAATGCATCTGAAGTTATGTTCGGACGATCCAAAAGAAAAGAGCCGCCCCCAAAGAAAACGGCATCTACATCTTTTAATTTGTCTGAATCAATAATTTCTGTGAAAATTAATTCGTAATTAGGAAACAAAAACTTAAAAACTTCAATAAAAAAATCATCCCCCAAATTTCCTTGGTGATAAAAACCATATACAAGGACTTTCACTGTTACCTATTAAAATGGACGGACCAACGAATTTCGCGTACACCAGACACCTCCCACTCAATAAAGAGGTAAAATTGACGATCATGATGGTGGTGTCCAGGCTCATGATGATGCCTAGAATCCTCATCTACCTTTTCTATCCTGTAATGCAAATGATCGTGGTGGTGGTGATGATGAGGGTTACATGGAACAGGATCGATTTCAACAAAACGAACATTCACATCACGAGGAAAACCTAATAATAAGATACTGGTTGAATCCTTTCCAGTTACTGTTAATTGCCCATGTTGCATGATATTACCTCAATATGAAACGTGCCACTTAATTTCTCGGACACTGGAAACAGACCAATTAATTACAAGAATAAAGATGCCAAGAGAATTATTCCTGATTTCATATTCTAACGTATCAACATTACCCGGGTCACAAGGAACTGGTTCCAGACCATTATCCTTGAAATGAACATGCACTTCACCAGGATATATCAAACGATGTAGCGGGATTTCAATACTATTAGTACCGGTTACGATTAATTCACCCTGTTGCATTAGTCCTCCGACAGTTATTACTAAACTGTCGATTTATGCCCTAATCAATCATCCCAATACGCTGAATTTTTCTGAAGGTTTTTCTTTTTGGCTACACGTACTGCTGGTTCCCAACCGTGAGTACGAGCTAAGGAATACACTTCCGCTAAAGTCATTTTGAAAACATCCAGGTGCGGTTCTACTAGTAATTTATCAGGATAAGCTGTTTCTGGTAGTAGCCTCTTGAAGACACCGCGAGCCGTGTTAAAGTCCAAAGGACCAACTTCCATACGTTTACTAAGGCGACCCGGACGCAAGATAGCGGCTTCCATTTCCAATTTTTTAGCGTTGGTAGTGGCTACGATACGAAGATCTAATAGAGAACCTACAATACCATCTCCTAAGTTCAGTAATGATTGAATAGAGTTAATATTGTCACCTCCGCGAGTTATTAGACAACGATCTGCATCTTCCAATACCAAAACGATGGGACCATTCAAAGCATAAGCTTGTTTATTTTGTAACAGTAACGGTAGAAGATCTGGACCCGCTAAAGAAGGTACCATTTCTGGTGAAATTAACACAAACATTGCATCTAGCACTTCGGTCAATAAAGCACGAATTAAATGAGTTTTACCCGTTCCCGGCTCCCCTTCCATAATGACAATACGACCCGATGGATTTGCCGTCTTTAAGTCTTTAATCGCATACTTGTAGTCTGTTAATACTGTTTTAGTATAATTGCCAACTACCAAAGGAACTGAAGCATTACCAATAGAACTAATGTTAAGATTTTGACCTTGGCGTACAATAGCAAAAATATGCCCTTCTTGTATGTCTGGCAAAAACTCAGAAGAAATCTCTTTTTGTAACTTGGTGACAAACTTTTCATCAGTCGAGATGGCATGAGCCTTAAGAAAATTAATACTGACTTCAATTCGAACAATGCCATGATCGAACAAAAAGGTTGCCGTAGAAAAATTATTGCCCATCCACTTATGAAGCAAACGCCCACCTAATTTTTCTATTTTTTGTAAATAGCGTAAACCGTCTTCATCCTTTTCATCTTCTTCAATGGAGCCGGATATTTCCATTTCGGAAAGATTTCCTTTAGCTTCTTGAAGGATATTTTCTGTCAGCGTAGCGCCACCAATACGCATAGGTGAGAAGTCAAAATGCTCTCCTACCTTGGTATAATATTGTCGCGTCAACTCTGACCAATTAATTTTCTTACTCATAGTATCCTTTTAAGATAGCCTTTCAAACAATCTTTCATCGCCCTTACAATATTCTCTCAACTTCTCCAACCAAGCTCTTGACTTGATTTTAAACATGACGGGCATATCAATATTTGACGCATATCTTATGAATGTTAAAATTATCTATTTTTCTTGACATTGATAGTGGAAAACATTCTTGTATGTAATCATAAAAATTACGAGCTGCCGGACCTGCACCATTTATAGTGTAATATGTGGATTCATCCTTATGCATTGCAATCGGACTAAAATGACAACATAATTTATTGGATAAAATATTTGCCAATCTTTCTACTTCATCAAAAGTGAAAGAGTGTGTGCATAGTTTCATTAGCAGATAACCTCGTGCCCTGTGAAAGAAACCATCATCACAAAACCAAATAGCACAGGTTAGTGGAGTTAAATTAATATCACTAGGAACAATCTTTGTTTTTTTGTTATACCATTTATCATGTAAATGGTTAAATACAGGAACACTTCGAGTGGCAAAATTAATAAATCTCAGTACACCATTTTTCTTTCGGAATCGCGGCGAGGATGCACAGAAATCCTCAAATGATTTATAATTATCTCGTAAATAATCCTCATCTTTAATTGAGCGTTCCACTCGCAATATAGTATTATGAGTAGGCGATCTTCTTTCAAGATGACCATCGCCCAACATTAAACCATTTATAATCTGTAATTGATGGTTAGTAATAATTTTTGGTATATTCTTGTCTATTTTAGATAAGGCACCGTTTTTTAACAGCCTGTTATAGCAAATAATACAATATCCTCTTACATATTTTTTAGCGGATGTTGTTTTGCAGTCTGCACATTTAATTCTTTGCATATTATATCCCTCTAAAGTCATACTAGATTATGCGTAGAATATAATACTTATTGACTACTGTTCTTGCCATTATCGTAATGTAGAAAGAACAGCATCTTCCCTAATCACAAAGAAAGTGCCGGTATCATCAGTTACCTCAGTTGCCATGTTGGGATTGAACAACACCTGGTCGCCGAGCTGTAACTCCAAAGGGACAATATTACCACTCATAGTAACACGTCCTGAACCGACCGCAACTACCGTACCAGACACATGTTTAGGACTACTAACAATAACCTGAATAATACCACCAGGAGACTTCTTTTCTTCATCCTTTTCTTTCGTCACAACCACTTGATCTCTAATTGGAAATATTTTCATAATAAACTCCTTGCAGTAGATATATCACTCGCTATCTGCTTCGATAATTCGAATTAATTGCTCAAAGCAATACTTGATCTTTTTACGATCACACGCCTCGTCAAACCTAATCTCGAACTGATACATCTTTTCATAGTCCGAAAAGTCCATGCTTTTGATTTTTAAAACATGACAAGCCTTTTTGATGATGATATATGGAACCACTTCATCATCTTGCAGACATTCTTCTTTAGCTATATTAAGAACTTTGATTCTTAAATTATTGAAGTACAATCTTTTGTACTTACCTAATTTTTCTTCACCCCAACTAAATTGCTTACAATACTCAAAGAATGGTTTGTTACCTCGACGATTGTTGCATTCTGCGCAAGCTATAGTTAAATTAGTAGTGTTAAATGTTCCCCTCTTACTATCAGGTACGATATGTTCTAAAGTCACTGTTTCATCAGTAAGAACTTTATCACAGTAACAGCATAATGAACCATCTCGATTGATGACATATTCTCGAATGCGTTTCTGCCTTTTTCTCTCTTGAGCACCCATTCAAACTCCTATAGTAAATGAGCATGGTCATTAATCGTAATCAATCTCCACCCTTCCTCTCCAAAGACTAACTTACTAATCGAAGTATTCTCTAAGGTAAGCTTCCACGTAAAACTCTTATCGAAGCCCATAATGTGATGTAGTAAGCACTTGATAGTCATACCGTGACTAAAGATAGCGATGTTCATTTTAGAAAAACCGCGGTCACGAAGGACAGTAGCCTCATGTTGAATTAATGGATTGTAAAGGATTTCCTCTTCCATCCATTGAGATACGCGGCGCTCTACTTGGTTCATAGATTCGCCACCAGACGGTTGAAACGCATTGGTCATATAGCCCATACGCATTACGGTTTGAGGCGTTAGAATTTCGCTACGCTTGGATCCTTCCCAATTACCCGCGCTATATTCTCGCAAGTCTTGATGAATTTGAATTATGTCTTCATGAGGATGAGTCACGATCTTGGCGGTGTCTAAGGCGCGCGTGTAATGAGAAGAAAAGACATGAAGAAAAGCGGTACCCTCTTTCATAAATCGCTGCTTCAATAAATTAGCTTGTTCTCTGCCACGATCAGTGAGAGGAACATCAGGAGATTGACCCATTTGATCAGGAAGAACATTTACGACGGATTGTCCATGACGAATTAAATAAAGATTGAATGCGTTGTAGTCTAACATTGTTATTCTGTGGTTCTTCCGATAGTAAGATGAAATCCAAACCTAGGTTCACGACGAAGTCCTAGCTTCTCCCGAAGATCTCCTAAATAGGAGCAATGAACCTTAAGCCAGTAGTATTCGCCGTTGTCTATAACGCCGCCTTCGTACTCAAACTCAATTAGTTTGCCTTCATCCATACGCCATAGTTTGGGATTATATTTCTCAAATCCTCGAATAAAACTGATATGAGCGCCCCAGATCGGACGTGTTAATTTAATGCTTCGTCCACCATTAAGATATGGATATTCCATCTCATATAAATGCCTGTAATAGGCAGACATATTGTCATCACATAAAACTGCCGCCCAATTCTCACTTGAGGCAAGATGAGTTCTTGGCGAATAAACAACTTTACCAATTGATTTAAATATCATTTTTTTTGGCTGCCAAACGACGCGCTCCAAGCATAAATGTATCGGTTTGAGAATGACAATTATAACATAACAATCGTAAGTTCTCCAACCTATGATCATTGTTTTTGCCGTTTATATGATCAAGCTGCAAAATTAATTCTTTATTATTCCACCATGGGACAAGACCACATAAAGAACATTTATTAAATAATAAATGTTCTTTGATTATTCTATCTTTAACTGTTTTTGAATGATATGTTGAATCTGCTACTAACAATTGATCTGTTGGGATATCATAATTTTTATTTCTTTGCGTTTGATATCGCATAGTTATATGAGAAATATCTATGTTATTTTCTACTATAACTTGTTTAAGATATCTAAAACAATCCCCATGAACTGGCATACCTATATTTTTAACTATTTCGCTAAAACTCTTTGAGGATCTAATAATTAGTTTTAATTCGGCAAGAGGAAACTCAAATATTTTATTCTTTTTATTTGTGGCACTATTTTTAGTACCAAAAGTTTCAGTCTGTGAATGACAATTTGGACACAAAAATCTTAAATTGTTGATTCTATTATCTGTGGCGATACCATTGATATGATCAATTTGAAGTTTAAGTTCTTTATTATTCCAATATCCATTAATATTACAAATAGCGCACACATAATCAATTAATTTTTCTTTTAAAACTCTTGTTCTTAGATTGGTTCTATTGTAGGTAGAGTTTTCTGTAAAAATATCATTTACAGTCATTCCTACGAATCGACCAGTTTTCGTTAACCCTTTAAGAATTTTAGAAATATTCCTCTTTTCAATTCCAAATTGAGAGGCAATTTCTTTAATCGTTAAACCTTGTTGATACAAACTTTTAATTTCAAATTTTTCTTCATCTAAAATTATAATTTTCTTAGCCATACATTAATGCTTCGTTATCCATATACATTAAAAGTTAATTTTGTTCAGGGTGTGGGATTCGAACCCACATTTTGCATCTTCGGAAAATGACGACCTACCATTAGTCGAACCCTGAGTATACTAACTATATACCTAGGATTGCTATACTTTTTTGTCCAAAGATTTACGATAAATCTGACAGCACTGTAAGAACTCTTCAGTCGGCGGAACTTGGGGCTGCGGCTCGACCTTCTCGGGCAATAAGTTCCACAATTCAGGGACATACCAACAAAGATCGTGCATCGAGGCGTCACGATGCTGTCTAATTCCGGCTCGAAGTTTTTTGATTTCTACCTTGAGCTCTTCGAGAGTCATCGCCTCCAAATCATTATCCATGAGTTACATTCCTTAGTTCTCGATTTTCCAAAAGTAGCCTGGTGTTATCGGCTTGTAATTCTGCAATTTGTCTTTGCATGTGTCGATTCTCATCCAATAGCTTATACAAATCTTTTTTAGAGATTCTAAGAGTTTCTTTAACCTTAACACGTCCAAATAAGTTCATTAGTATTTCTTTGGTGTAGGAATCCCTTTTGCGATTTTTTTATCGAACTCTAAACAATCCTTCTCAAACTCTTTATTCCGATAATACTCGTCTGAACCAACAAAATACTTCAAGTCGTCTATTCTTTCGACGCTACCATCGATATCGGATGATTTGAGCTTTCTCAATTCCAGACGGTCATTGTCAGATAGTCTTTCGATAATTGCACCAGGTTTGTTGAGCGTTCGTGAAGAACACACACTCGATATGTAGAAGAGGGCTCGTTTGAAAGCTGCCAACGCATTCATCGGTCGTAATCCAAGAAAGGATGATAGCCTAAATTGTCTTGCCAGAAACGACAGAAATCGACATATTCTTGGGTTATTATATTTTCAGCATAGGCTCGACGAAGAGTGGCAATCTCAAGAGCATAGGTGTCTCGATCGGCTGTTTTAAGCTTCTCAATTTCTTTAGCGAGCATATCAGACGCCACCTTAGGCTCCCACTGAATGGATAAAGCACTGCGGGTTTTAAGCTGACTCACGGTTTCTTCCAACTCATCAATACGATCAAACAATAGCCCTAATAGATCTGTCATTTTCTCGAAAAAGACGAGGGGTGCCTGGGTTCCAATACTGGTTCGCATCTCTCTAAGAAGGTCTTCACGATTCATTAGGAGCTCCGCACCAAGGTATCCAACTGCTGAACAGGATCGGGCTGCATATTAATCTTAGTTAGAAACTCCTTAGCCGCGCCCTGTAAAGCTTGGTCAAGAGTATCGCCACGAGCTGAACACACTACTATTTTGCCCTTAGCGATAGCGCCAGTATAGCGAACCACGGAGCAGTAATAACCCTTTTTGAGGGCGGAGACGGTCACGCCAGGAGAAGTCTTATCATCTTTGAACTGAAAAGATACAGCCTTTGTTAACTTGTCTAATAAAATTTGAGTATCCATTTTACACCTTACATCATCTTAGCGACTTCCTCAGCGAGGTTGTCTTGTTTCTTGTCGATACCTTCACCGACTTGGCAGCGCACGAAATTCACAATGGTAATTTCGCCACCAACTTTGGCACTAACACTCTTTATAACTTGTTCAACGGTAGTCTTAGGAACAACCACCGACTCCTGTTCCAAAAGGCATACCTCAGTGTTCCACTTGCGCATTTTGCCTTCCATAATCTTGGGCCAAGCAGCTTGTGGCTTGTTCATTTCTTGAAGCTGTGTCTCGAAAATAGTCTTCTGACGAGCGACTTCCTCTGGAGCCAAACGATCCACAGAAACGGCTAGCGGGTTCATAGCAGCAACCTGCATCGCTAGTTCCTCGCCCAACTTAATGAAATCTTCATGATGCGCTGCCATTTCACTTGGAGCTTTTAGACTCAACAAAACTCCTAGTTTATTATTGGAGTGAGTGTAAGAGAATACCCTCACAGAAGGGTCCAAAGATTCTTCTCCCCACCATCGACGAACCACCACATTCTCTTTAGTAGAGGCAACAACAGCCTTACGAGCGTCTTCAAAAGCTCCTACATCAAATTTGCTAGGATCCGAACATGCAAACATTACTTGAGCTACGCCAACAGCAACATCATTAGCAAAAGCAATGAAACCTTCGCTATTAGCTACGAAGTCGGTTTGGCAATTAACTTCTACCATAGTAGCCCATTTACCCTTACCATTATCTACAATGACTACACGACCTTCAGAAGCAACACGACCACTACGACCATCTGCAATATTGAGTCCCTTGACCTTGACGATATCTACAGCTTTCTGTAGGTCCCATCCGGCTTCCTCTAAAGCTTCTTTGCAGTCCTTCATACCAGCTTGGGTCAACGCACGCAGCTCTTTGATCAGATCGGTGTTGCTCATAATAGTTTCCTCCTAGTAGTATAAGGTAAATCTTAGAAAATTGAATGTCAAGGGGTGTCCAATTTTTCATAAAGGCTCCCGACACTTGCGCAACCCTCTCTCATATAACTCTCCCGACCACATCTCGTTCGAGAAAAGTATTTATCCACTACTACTCATAATAGATCATATGTTTAAGAAATAATTGCTAGGAGGACAATATGTTAATTGCCGTTATCAACGAATCTACTATGGTAACTAATGATCAAGTTAATACTATGTGTCAAGCCATTCAGATTCAGTTAGATCTTCATTTCGCGCCCGCATGGAATCAGAAATCCATACCAATTAAATTCTATCCAAACAAAAACACAGTTCCTGGATATGCTTGGTTGATTCATATCATAGATAGCGATGCTCAAGTAGCCGGTGCTTTAGGTTTCCATCAAGAAGAAACTAGTGGCAAAATTGACGGATACATCATGTGTCAACCCATTTTGACTAACGGTGGAGCAGTCCTAAACTTCAATCCCGCTAATCCCGGACAGTATACTGTGTCTGCCACTTTGAGTCATGAGGTATTAGAAACCTTCATGGATCGATTTACCAATGTATTTTGTGATAATGGAACAACTTCTTGGTGTCAAGAAATGTGCGATCCGGTGGAACAAGTTGGATATGGTATTATGGTCAATGGAGTGAATGTTTCGGTCAGCGATTTCGTTTTCCCAAACTTCTTTAATCCTTATGCTTCTTTGCCTCAAAATGCTCCACTTAACTATCTCAATAGCTTGAAGGCTCCATTCACCATTCTTCCTGGAGGATATGCTATTCAACGAACTGGTGGTCCTGGAACAGAAACACAAATCTTTGGAGAAGCAATGCCCCAGTGGAGACGCGACACCAAGAAAAAAGATTTTTCACGCGGTAGTCGAACTTCCAAATAATAATAGAAACTAAAAATATTAACCTCGACTTTCTTATGGAGGTCGAGGTTTTTATTTCACATCTATAATAAATTGGGCTGCCTTTTGATAAGAAGTTTGTGGCAAGTGGCGCTTCATATGGCGCGTGGGTGAAGGATAAGGATCTAAAATACGTTGCTGTTCATAATCCCATACCACCACATGAGAGCGATGACCTGGCGGTCCATAAATGGAGTGTTCTACTATAATAATGGCGTTACTACGTAATTGAGAGAAAGGAACTAAATAATATCGTTCTCGATATTTCAAACCAAGACGATCTAAGGCGCGCAGCATGTCTTTGTGTTTAGTGCCATGGTGATCCCATTCTTTGGGTCTTTTGGCATGATAAACTGCCTTCAATGCATCCTGATACGGAATTCCAGTAATAGTGGCAATGGCAGCCGGCACACAACCATTATTGTGTTGCTGTCTAACTAACTTAAACATTTATAATATAAAATGGAGCGGACACTAGGAATAGAAAATCTAATTTCTACTAATATGATGATATATCTCTATTATGCTACCCATCAATACTCCCGAGTTCATGACTTATATCAACTCACTACAATCTGGCACTATCGTCACTTTAGAATGCCCACAATGCCACATTTCTTTTACTCGCCCCAAGAATGTAATACAAAGTAAGTTTGGTGAACATAATCACGAGAAGATAATTTATTGTTCTCATAAATGTGCTGCGCAGGCAGCAATTACTAAACAAAAAGTAGAGTGTTTACAGTGTAAAATAATGTTTGAAAAACTTCCTAATCAAATTAAAAACTCTCCAAATCATTTTTGCTCACGAAGCTGCGCGGCAAAATATAATAATACACATAAAATAAAAGGAAATAGGCGTTCTAAATTGGAGGCTTGGTTAGAAATACAACTAACTAGTCAATTACCCAATCTTAAAATACTTTTTAACAGCAAAGAAGTTATCAATGCCGAACTCGATATTTATGTTCCCTCTCTTAATCTTGCTTTTGAATTGAACGGTATCTTCCATTATGAACCAATATATGGTGTAGAAAAGTTAGCATCTATTCAAAACAATGACAACAGAAAGTTTCAAGCCTGCATCGAAAGAGGAATTGAACTTGTTATTATTGATGTGTCTCGTGAAAATTACTTCAAGGAAAAATCTTCAAAAAAGTATTTCGATATAATTAAGAGCATTATCTCTGAAAAATTGGAGCGGAATATGGGTGCTGCCCCCATCACATCAACATTGGCAATGTTGCATTCTACTGCTGAACTAATTCCGCTTATAGACGACAAGAATTGATAAAATTGTTTTCAATTCCTCACGGAACTGTTGATAGGCTTGAACTATCTCGCCAGGCTTGCGCCCAACTTTATCCAATGTAATTCTATCTGCATTCGTCCTGGAGCTTCCGACTGGATTCGAACCAGCGACGTCTGCGTTGGAAGCGCAGCATTCTACCACTGAATTACAGAAGCGTGTATCATTTATATCAGCTTATGCCCCGATATTAAAAAGGAAATTATTAACAAAATCCTTGAAAATATTCTATCACTTTTATGCCATAGGTTTAAGTATTGAAGTTTTGATTGACTTTTAATAAGAGGATAATATGACTGCACACTCCCCACTTCGTTGCTCTTTCTCTGGTATGGCTGGTCCGGATGCTGACGGCTATCTCGTTCTAATGGATACCGGCAACTATCCTGCCTTCTCCAACTTTCTAAATGAAACCTGGACGTTTAACGGAAACGTAAATGACTGGACTAACACTGGCACTACCCTAATTGATGCTAATGGACCACTACCCGGTCGCACCCAAATGACCTTCGTATATGATGGTTATAACGTTATGTTGTACGGTGGTGCGGGTGGTGCTTCTGGTCAAATCTTTCAAGATACCTGGACTTGGAGCGGAACGGCTTGGACCAAGAGATCCCCAACCGTTACCCCATTTGGTCGTTTCGGCGCTAAAGCTGGCTTTATTGCTGGTATTGGCACCGTCATGTTCGGTGGTTTTGGTGGAGCTGGTAACGGCGTTTACTTAAATGAAACCTGGATCTGGGACGGCAGTGGTCTTAATTGGTCTCAAGTGAGCGTAGCTAATGGAGCAGGTCCCAACGCTCGTGTCTATCATGCTATGTCTACCGGTCCTTTAGGTATCGTTCTCTTTGGTGGTCAAGGATCCAACAGCCAATTCAATGACACCTGGATCTTTAACGGAACCACGTGGGCTCAGCAAACTCCGACCGCCTCTCCTTCTGTTAGAAGCAATGCTGCTATGACTTATGACTCTCACGGTGGTCTATACGTCATGTTTGGCGGTGAGAACGAATACAATTACTTGCCAGAGACTTGGGTTTACAACGGAACTACTTGGACTCAGGCGGCTATTGGCGCCGGACCATCTGGTCGTATTGGTGCTCAATTAGCTTATGATTCTCAATCTAGCAGAACTATTCTGTTCGGCGGTATTGATGCTACCACGGGACAAGCAGCCAATGATACTTGGGCATTCAATGCTCTTGCACTTACATGGTCAATCTTGTGAGTCCAGAAAACGCGTGATATAGTGTTTCGGAGTCAATCAATACGGGAATGCCAGGTGAACAATCATCTGGCATTTTTGTTTATGATAGCTTAATGAAGCCTTTAGACTCGCCCCACTGGAGGATGTGTTCTCTAATCTTGACCAGCCTACCGGCATACTCGCGAGGCATAGTAGCCAAACATTCACCTTTGCTCAGATCGCCCAATAGGCAGACGGTAAACCACGGAGAGTTGTCACGATCCATGGTGTTCCCACTATCATGACCAATACTGTCCTTCAATCTCTCTAGTGCCCAAGGAATAATTTCTTCCCCAGCCTGTAGGGCTTTGAGATAAGCTTCATGCTGGGTGTCATGATACGACAAAAAGCAGGTATCATGAGACCACTGCTTAATCAGTTCATAAAACTCTTCTTTAGTCATTAAAATCTCCAATAAAGGATTACTTTTTGATACTAGCCATAACAGAAGCGATGAATTGTTTCTCTTCGTACCATCTATCCTCGGTACAACCACAGATGTGGTAAGCTACCTTCTTGTTCGCCCAAGAGTGAGGACCATGATGACCTAACTCATAATTGCACCTAACCTGCTTGCTAGAAGAAGCAGCGAGATGAATGATGCCGCAGAGACCATCGTAGTTTTCAACCGTGCTCATTAGCTCTCCTTGCATCCAAGGCGACATAGACTCCATTAGGAGACCATAAGGCTGCTCTCATGGCTTTATAGAAAACGCAATGAGATTGATGCTGGTTGCCCATGAAATCACAAAAGGCACAAAACTTATACCATTTCATTTGGTAGGCGATAAGGGAATCGAACCCCTGTAACTAGCGAGTCATGCTAGCACTCTACCATTGAGTTAATCGCCCATAGTTTAATGACCTGCACTTAATTGGCTCGGCGACAGGCTTTCGTGTTCAGATAGCTTTACCAAGTCCCAGCTATACAACGGGGCGCTCCCCTAACTATCATTAAACCTGGTAGGCAGTAAGGGAATCGAACCCCTGAATTATCCGTGTAAAGGATATGTTATACCATTTAACTAACCGCCCATGGTTGGTAGCGGAGGTGAGAATCGAACTCACAATAGGTCGCGTATGAAACGACCGCCTATCCAATAGGCACCGCCACAATATTTCCATACGAAAATATTAGCAAAAAGCTAGTAACAAAAAGATAATAATTAGCCAGATAGGGACGTACATTGTTATTTCCTATATAACATCATTTACTGAAAGGTAGTAAGCATTGGCGGGGATCAGTCAGTTTCATATTACGCATCGGAGCGTAAGAAAACCTATGTAAAGGAGAAGGTCCATACTTTTCAATAGCTTGCAAGTGAGTAGCAGAGCCATACCCCACATTTTTATTCCATCCGTACATAGGATGAAGTTCATGTAAAATTTTCATCTTACCATCACGATACACCTTCGCCAAAATACTGGCAGCCATCACCTGCGGGATCTTGGTGTCGGCTTTTATTAGAGACTGAATATCATAACCATCCACGCCCAGCTCGTCAAATTTTAAGATTCCGTCGCTAATTATTAAACTGTCCGACTGATAGAGTTGGTGAAATACCTCCACATAAGCATCTTTGAGAGCTACTGCCACTCCAAACTTATCGATAACAACATTGGAACGCTCCGCTAATGCCCAGGTAATAGAACCATCCACGATTAAGTCATTCATCTTGTCAGCCATAGCTTCGCGTTTCTTGGCTGATAATTTCTTGGAATCATTAAGTCCCTCCAGGTGCCAGTCCTTGGGCGCCCTAATACCTACTACCACCAAAGGACCAGCTAAACACCCATAACCTACTTCGTCACAGCCTATAATAGCGGGTTTATCTAACATATTACTATCCTTACATTACAAGTATGAGCTTTGCAAAAGTAGCCGAACTAGCAGAACAATTCGCTATCAAATTAGCTGAACATCACTACGAGGAACACGCTCCCGAGGATAAGAAGGCTAAAGACATCAAATGGATCACGGAGGAAGAACGCCGCCTAATCAAAGAGAACGGCACCGCTCCCACCTTCAAACCCCATAATCCACCCGGTTCTATTGCTAGCGAAAAGACTTGGGACAAGGCGAAGAAAGCGGTCAAGAAATACTGGAAGAAGTATGAGGAACCATGGGCGGTCGTTTATTCGGTTTATAAAAATATGGGCGGGAAACCCAAGAAAAAATCTAAAAAACAGTGATATAAGTCGGTTAAGAGTTAGCGCAATTATTAATAACCACTGTGCTAATAATAACGCATGATAAACATGGACATCACAAAAATTTGTATTAAATGCAAGAAAGATCTTCCAATAGAAGATTTCAATCCACTATGGTATGATCAAAATAAACGAGCGGGCGCCTGTAAAGAATGTGCCAAAGCATACCATCGAGCATTCGAAAAGAAGCCCGAACAACGCAGGCGCAAAAAGAAATATCACGAAATTTATAAAGAAACTGAATCATACAAGTTTTCTATGACTACTCAAAATAAGAAACGATACACATCTATCAAAGGTCGATATAGCGCATTAATTAAACGCTGTAAAAAGATACGGCGAGAAATGTCGTTAACACTCCAACAATTTACTGATCTATGTGATTTGCCCTGTATTTATTGTAATGGTTTATTGTGTGATAAAACAATCGCTGGTTGTAATTTAGATCGTATTGATAATACTAAAGGATACACTCCTGATAATGTACAACCATGTGGAAGTTTTTGTAATTCCGTTAGAAGTAATAATCTATCAGTCAAAGAAATGCATCTTGTAGCACAAGTGCTAATTAAAGAAAGATGTACTACAATTAGTTAGTAATATCCATGAATTCTGGGCTGCTTTCACAAATTACTTGTAATTCATCGACTGATGCCCAGTGTATATTAATATTTCTCCAAGATTTAATTTTATTATTTTTATCTAATTGACGAGCAAAATTACTACAATAAAACCCATTTCTAATCTTAAAGAACATCAGTAATAATTTGAGTGGATGAAAGAGCAAAGTAGCGAAATGCACTATGGCAGAGAAATGATTATACTTGGCTTTACCCAAATATTTGAGGTGCTCTTGCAACTCTTCCGAAAGGTCAGGCAGGATACGATACTCCTTCACGATGTCATTTTTAATTAAAAATCGGTCACGAGGCGTCCTAATAGCACCCTTATAAGACATGTGGAAAATGTATGGCTTGTCTCCTACTTCGATGCCGAAAGAGACATGAGTAGAGCGATATTTATGGACAAAGGGTCGAAAAAACTTGAGAAACAGGTTATTAGTCTGTCCTTCGGAGAAGATAATAGTTAGCACAAATTACCCCAAACTCAAGAAAATTGTTCCTATTATCATGGCTACGATGCCAATAATTTTGGACACAGTAAAAGCTTCGTGCAAAAATATAACTGATAATACTAATGTCCAAATCGGATAAAGGCACAGAAACATAGCCATCGAACCGGTATGGTTACTGCCTTTTAGAACAGAATAAAAGACTACGTTACCACAAATAGATAAAGCCGTTGCGGTCAAACTGAGACCAATACTTAAAGGAGACCATCTAATATTGGAGAATCCACCTTCCATATGAAAGGCAATTGGAACAAATATAACGAACCCTAACGCTACTACTGTCTGTATTACAATAGGCGACATGTGGTCCGCAGATAACCTTTGCAGAAAGGTCGTGGTGCCCCACAATAAGACGCACAACAGAAGTAGCATATTGCTATTCATAATTAGGATGTAGAAGTATTCCTAACTTCATTGTGGTTTGGGACCGGTTAGCCATTCGGGGGCGCCGAAAGCTTCCATATCCTTCCAGTATTTCTCAGCATCAACACGATAAGGATCCACTAGGTCATGAATTAACTTATCGTCGGCTCCCTGCTCTCTCATACGAGCTTCCGACTTGTCGCACAATATTTTATGGTTCGGAACTTGTTGAGCATATTTGAAGGTTTGCGTCATCAAGCCTACCATCAAATTCTCATTAAGTTTATTGAAGTCAAGCTGACCCAGGATATCATTCATGATATCGAACTTGTTGTGTAAGTTCCAGAAGACATCAAAGATAACATCCAAGGCATCATCGTCTTGATCTTCCTCCGAGAACGTATAGACTCTGGTTAGGAACTTGGGAATATGCAACTTGAGTGTTCCCTTCATCTTATGACAAGAGGGGCATACAATATCCTCTACTACAAAGGTGGTGCCACACTCACAGTCAACGGTAAAAAGTCCGCCACTAGGGTCGATTCGGTCATTCATAGTAATCTCCGTTAATCAGACCAATAGGTTCCAAACAATCTATCCAAAAAGAAAATGAATATCCCATAGTTAGTGTCCATATCGACATGATGTAGCCAATGAATATGAACCCAATGGGAAAACAGCTTACCTATTCCTGGCACACGATGTAGCCAATGGTTCCTAATGTGAAAGGAGTCATGTAGATAGCTATGTAGCAAACTCATAATTGACATAACAATTAGTGAGGTAATCACTAGTGTTAATGGTAACATATGTAATATTCCTAAAACGACAGGGACCGCAAAGATGGGCACCGCAGCCAATCCAAAAATAATAACAGTATTGTCCTTACCAGCATTTCGATACTTATCCGAGACATAATCACTGGGTGGATATAACTTCAGGTGATGTGTCATATGAGCATCATTAAACCTGCCCATCCAAGACTGATGCAAAGAATAATGGACGACATAACCAAACAAACTGCCAACAAAAAAGGTGATGATGACGGTGATGAGAATTGCAAGCATACTACTACCTATATCTCTGTTTTACTCGTCGTTGATATCACGTAACACATCTGCCATATTGGCAGCCTGAATCGCCTTCTCCTTCAGTCCCAAATCAGACATTTCATCCGCATACCGTTGCAAGGCTACCATCAGCCCAGCTACCGCTCCTTTGGTTCCGTATTCACGGACGATGGTTTGTAGGCTATAAATATCTTCCTTCAACATGATATACCTCACATAAAAACAGACAAATTAGCTAAACGATGTAGATAACGAATTAATTCACAAAGATAAGTAATGGGAATTTCAGAACCATCACTCAAATTGATGGTTCCATTAGGGGTTTGGATGGTGTTGTATTGAATGGGTTTGTAGTTTTTGAACAGGGGCTCATTTAGTAGGTCGAGCAACTTTTCTTGCTCTTTGCCCTCACGACGTGACACTTCATAGACATGAACGTCCACCTTTTCACACTGTGTAATAAATAGTGGGGAGGGATCGCCATGCTTGGCACAGAATATCTTAACCACGTAGTGCCCGATCTGCCACTCAAAATGATTCCCATAGGGCACCTTTTTTAGGTCGCCCAGCTTATGCTTGATGACATACAGGTTCTTAGCGTGTTCTTCTTTGTCAAATAAATCGTTCATGATACCAAAAATGGGAGAGTGAGTGTTCACTCTCCCATATATCGGAAATTTCTTTAATCGGCTTTAATTAAAACTAGAAACATAGATAATGCCATGCTCTTGTTCATATTTCTGGATCAACTTAATGACATCGTGTGCCTGGCTTACTGCATCGCCGAAGTAAGGATTGTTAGAAAGCTGACGCAAAAAATTCTTGATAAGAGGTAAAGCTTCTTTTTTCACGTATCCAGTTTTAATGGACTCTTCCATACCGACTTCTAGAATATTCTCTACTTGTTGTTGAATTTGCCATCCTAACTTATTATATTCTCTGCAAATGCTAATAATGTCAGAGATATCGATCGGGATATTAAATTCCTCATCTTGGTCGTTAGAGTTTTTTGTGTCAATTAGTGTTAGAACTTTCAAGTCGTTGATAGTCATAATGCTACTCCAATATGATAAGAGTTGAGCGTGAAAAGAAAAAGTAGTGAATTCCTCCTATAGTAATTGGGATATAGAAATGCCTTTTTATTAGAAGACAACCCTATAATAACCTATATCAAGATTTCAATTTTTTGCTTGCTTCCACCGCTATTTCATATGTAGAGTTGATTACTTTATACAAATCCTCGGGAGCATAACCAGGATGGGCTGCCCCAGTAGAATGAAACTCTTCGGCTTTTAGATGACAGTCGGGGCAGAGAGAAATGCCGTTCTCGAGAACGTATCCGCCATTAGGGAGCAAATTTCGATCGCTTATGTGATGGGCGTCGAGACAAGTCTCAATAGTAATAGGAATTTTATGTGCGGCTTGCCAGATCGCAGAAGTCGTGCCGCACATGGCACACATATGCCCATCACGCTTGAACACAGCGTCTCGAAAATTCTTGCGGATGAGTTTCTTTTCGGTTCCCATATTTCTCCAAATTATGGTATATCAAAAACGACAATGCTATTAGCTAATTTCCCACTATCATTAGGGCGTAAAGTATCATCGTTATTTACGGATAGCCCAATACCCATATGAGGATCGATATTGTCCGTAAAAATCACATCAGCTCCCCAAATTCGGAACGAAGAATTATTTATTTTGAAAAGAGACTTTAATTCTTCCCCTGTTAAGTCATCTACATTCTTATTGAGATCTAAGGCAGTGGAATATTTAACAACTACCTTTAAGGCTTCCTTGATCCCGCTAGTATTTAAATTTTCTACATTATCTTTCTCAAAAAGAGAAATAACCATTTGCTCTTTTGAGCTATGAAAAATCCATTGTGTAGTAACCGTATTCCATCGGTCTATTTGAACCTTTGCTTCTACTAAGCTTCTTTTAGATAGCATTAGACCATCGAATAGTTCTAATTTGAAATCAGCATTATCGCCGTTGGAAAATAATTCCAATAGTTCGCTTATTCTATTTTTGGAAATCGTTTTAACATTCGTCATTTTTAACTCCTTTGCACTTACCCACCGATTTTATAAACATCCCATTCACATACCCAATATTGGGTTCCGTCACTAATTTTCACCAAGATTCCAGGAAACTTCCTGGAGATTATCTTAGCTGAAGTGCCTGGTTCCAAATGAGTTACCAATTTGGTTTTTGGATCGCTATAATCATAGCTATCCCAAGCACAGACTTTACCTGCGTGGAGACAGGAAAAATCGTGACGTAGAACGCAATCAGCCATCCAACTCCTCGTAGATAATATCGAAGCCATACTTGGCATGCAACTTCTCCATCCTTTGACGAACCTCAGGGAATTTGGCAGATAGGTTGGTGACAGCGTTCTTACCATCCTGGACTTCATAGAAAATGTCCTGCAAGATATTACTACCGCAGATCCGTTCCAACCGATCCAGTTCGTCAGTCAGTGCTCGAACACTCAGTTCCAGCTCACGCTCTCGCTCTGCTTCTTCCTGCTCTGCCAACCGATCCAATATTGCTATCCCTTCAGCATCCATAGCTCCAACGAATCCAGTATCGATACCTTTGGTTTGAGCTGTTTTAGCAGCTTCGATAAAAACCTTGGGAGAGAACGATACCGCTACAGGTAGACGAGAGGTAGACTCTACGCTAACATAATCGCTCTTCCAATTGGGAGCACTGGGTGCAAAGTGCACCAGCAACTGTTTGCCATCCCAACGATCTGGGATATCCCAGATAGTTTCTGGGCACTCATACTTAACGTATAACACGGGACGACCAAATTGATCATACCCAACATCATAGAACCAGTCTCGCTGTTGGTATTGAAATTTTAAGGACCACAGGGTTGGATCTTCATCTTTGGGAGGTAGCATATTTTCTTTCCTGAATATGATCTATTTCAATCGTCGAAGGTTATTACCTAACACTTTCAAAAAATCTTCAGCCTGTTCAATATCTTCTTTACGTTCGTCGAGCACCTTTTGGGCAGCCTTATCGAAGGCTGGGTTGTTCATAGGATACCCACTTGGTCCATTACCTAGATGGTCCGGCCAATATACCTTGAAACCCAAAGGTAGATGCTCGACGATAAACATAAAACCTGTTTCGTCTTCACAGCAACCAACGTGATAGTAATCTAATGTGCAATGGCGATCAGGGCAGCCCTCTTGCTTATAGACTTCCTGACAAACTTTCTGTGTCATCTTAATCTGGCAGGGGTAGTAGGAATCGAACCCACATTAGCCGTTTTGGAGGCGGCAGTCTTACCATTAGACGATACCCCTGTATCTGACGGAAGACGGAGATCTTGATTCCCATACCCATAAGGTACGCACTCTTTAGCAAAGAGGCTCGGTCCCCGACCGATTCATCTTCCATAATACTACTTATATCCTGTTATTGATACGTTTGGAGGAAGGTAGCGGTAATCGAAACGCATCCCCGATTAAAGGGACGACTAGTTTTCAAGACTAGCTCCGCAGCCCTGGCGGATTTGCCTTCCATACATATTATACCTAAATATGACGATCTTTTCTTTGCGGAAAGATCGTGATTCGCTGATATATATCTGGGATGGACTCAACTTATATCATGCAAAACTTACAGGTATTTGATACCAAAGAAATGGAGATGTCAAACGGCAAACGACTGTGCTATCTTATAAAATGCGCTCAGTGCGGTGAGCTACATTATAAGGCACAATGCGAAATTTTGCGAGGGCTGCGACGAAATAAAAAGTTTTTCTGCTCTCGTAAGTGCCTTTACAATTATGAATCTACATCTCAAAAATTGACTTGCACTAATTGCGGAATTCTATTCGAGAAACTCATTAGCCAAATGAATAAAAGCAAAAGCGGCAATCATTTTTGTAGTAAATCATGTGCAGCTGTCTTCAATAATCGAAACAAAGAATATGGTACGCGTCGTTCGAAAATAGAGCAATATATTGAAGATCAGGTCAAAATTGTTTTCCCTAACCTATCATTTGAATGCAATTCAAAAAGTATCATCGGGTCAGAGCTGGACTTTTATTTTCCCACTCTCAAATTAGCTATTCAAATCAACGGCGTCCTACATTATCAACCTATTTATGGGCAGACGAAGTTGGCGCAGATCCAAAAACTCGATCAAGAAAAACGAGATAAGTGTTCTGATCTAGGTATCAAACTATTCGAGCTAGACTGTCAAAATGACAAATATTTGAACAAAGTTCTCAAAAATAAACGATGGGAACAAGTAAAAATTATATTGGAGGAAGGCATCGGTCTCGATCCGAACACCCTTTTATAGGTGCCGCGTACTTTCCAGGCACGGTTGCGTCCCACGCAATTTACCTTCCATTATGGAGTCGCAGGTCCGAATCGAACGGACAAACATGTGGGTTGCAACCACAGCCAGTAGCCATTTTGGTACTGCGACGTAGTCTTTATATATCGTGTTATTAGCTGTTTCTCTGTTGCAACTTTTTATCGGCTAACGCGAAATTAGTAAAACGCTTATCCTTGGTTACTTCCTTGATAACCCTCAAGAAAGGTGGCAGCTCTACCTTATCATCCTTGTCGTCCAGCTCAATTTCCAGAATAGCCAATCCTTTGAGATGACCTTTGAACAAATCTAATTCGAAGACTTGATCATGCCAATTGAAAACGAAACGAGTCTTTTCCACGGCGCATTTACTGGGGTTAGCGTTTTTGAGATATTTTTGATATTCCTTTTCAGAAATTTCTCGTTCTGTCTCTTCGTGGGTGCCAGTATCACCCGTGGGCTTTTTCTGATTGAAATGATATACAGTCTTGGTTTGCCCTTCCAAACCTTCCACCGTCTTCCTAACCCTGGATGCCGGCTCGCCATTTTTTGGGGTGAGATATTGTTGAATGATACGCTTAACATCCACAATGTCATCAAACATCTCCGCCAAATCTGACCAAGATTGTGGAAGTTTAACCAGGAACTTCTTTTCAATTTCTAGTTTTGTTGCCATCTCAATACTATTATTCTTTAGTAATAGGACTGGCGTTATTATCAGAATCATTTACCAGTTTTTGCAGAAGATTAATAGCAGCATCAAAGCGCTCTCGAACATCTGTATATTCTAAATCTCGAGAACCATATTCTCCTTGAAGAGCTAAGGTGCGTCCCTCTTGAATTAAAAGAATCGCGGCTTTAATAGTATCAGACTTCATACTCTCTTTTATGGGCTCTTCTTCGAGCCGATCAATACGGTCTAACAATTTGGATACTTTGGCGTCATGAAAACGAAATATATTTTCGAGGTTTGGATAGTTGCCGCGCCTCACTAAAACTAATTTGGACAGCATCTCTTGATAATATTCCAGACCAAAAGGAATTCCCACGCTCTCTTCAATATAAGAAATACGATCTTCCAACCACTGAATCATAGCACCCAATTCATAATTGATAGCCTCTAATTTTTCTTGCTCTTTACTCATTTTAAGTCCTATGTCTACAAGAATAGCAAATCATGGAGCCATCCTCTTGGTTGGCTTCCGCAAAATCATAGAATTGACCGCATTTGCAGCAGAACATTCCGTCCATTCCTTTACGACGGCGGATACTCTCCACGTACTCTTCTAGTCGGTTGAGCAAGTCAACTAGTTCAATGTGGCAGTCCGTCTCTCGAACTAACCAAGTAAAAAATGCTCCCGTATTACTAACGCCTCGGTCACCCAGGGCAGTATCCGCCACAATATATCCAGTAGTATGATTCTGTGCCCATGATTTAAGTAATTGAGCCAGAAGCTCTCGGTCTTTACTCATGACTGAGTGTCAGTGTCATCGGTAGATACGATAACAGGAGCTGCCTTAACTTTCTTGACCTTTACAACTTTAACTGGTTTAACGCCTTTAATGACGCCACCATTCTTGCCACGAGTAACATAGGCGCTGCCATTATTGTGGGCAAAATGATAAACAAACCCAAACACTTCTTTTGGATCTAATGCTAAAGCTAAACCTACATCTTTTGCTAAATCTTTAAGTTGAATGCGTTCGCGATCCTTCATCCCATCAATGATGCGTTGGGCTGCTTCAAAAGCTGCCTTAGCACTGGTAACCATAGTTTCAATATCTGCGTTCATAGTAATTCTCCAAAATTAGAGGATGTGCCTCATGTATATTAGTAATTATATACACAGCTTGGAGAGTGTCAACGCGAATCAATTAAAAATAATTGTGGAGCCCCAAGGTCATCGACCAAGATGCTTACATCTTGGCGTTGCTCTACCATCAGAAACAGCAAAAAAGATAGCTTCATCGCTGACGACAACCGTTGGGGACTGTCGCTGTTGATCTACGTTATCCACGAAGATTATGTTGCATTACAACCACCTAAATAAGCTAAATACTCATTTGGCTTTACAGGCTCCCAACCTTGCACCCACATATTGTAGAAAGCTTCAATCTTGGCATACCGTTCACCTTCTATTAAGAAATTGACGGAACCGTCAAAAGAGCCGGTGCTATGGTTGCAATGGATGGTAGCAGAAATAACTTCGGCTACTAAAGTTTTATCTTGCAGTTTTAGCTGAATTTTACTACCAGTTATGATAGCTGCCGCCAAAGCATGTGTTTCATCCATCGCCATGATTATTCCCAATATTCTCGCCAATTATCCTTAAATTGATTCTTCAATTTTGCCAAATAAGCGTTCGTCTTTATCTTAGCCATATAGACTTGACCATCTACCATGCCTTTAACCACCACACCTTCAGCAACGGGATACTTGCCGCTGCGCACATCCATAAAGAGCTGCCCAGTGAACTTTCCCCGAAAGACCACCTTGGGGACGCCAAAGGGCTCAAACAGTTTTATAAATTCATCTGGCGCCAGCATCGCCCCATCTACCTGCACATCGAAGAGGGTCAGCTTCTTTTCCTCTTTAAGGTTGTGGGTGCCAGCAAAAGAGTGAGGTCCGTGGAATTCGGTGAAGATGATAACTTCTTTGGTGCTATAGTAATTTTTGATCAGAAAATCTGACAGTGGCTGCTCGATTTTCTGGAAGGCTGGTTCCAACCCGTTCAGCCCGGGATGATCCTGATGAAACTGAGCAAAGCTAGCATCAATATAAGTGAATCGATCCCTTCGAGTTCCAAAACTGTGGAAACCATGTTCAGGAGACCAGACAAAATGCAAACACGTTCCATCTATCTTCTCAAATGCTATACAGTTTTTAAGTGGACAATGCAAGGTATCAGGTATTTTAGGGTAAGCTAGTTTGATTTTCATAAAGTTTTCTTGATGGCTGCTAGCTCTTCTTTGGTCAACTTCTTTTTGGCACTGGCAGCTAACTTTTTAGTAGCTTCCTTAACAGAAAGAACTTTCGCCAATCGAGCTGACTCCTGCTCCTCATATTTTCTTTTGCCGTCTCTTAGCTCTTCTTCGAAAGATTGGAAGAGCCAACGGGTAGGTACCGATCCTTCCATTATCAATTCGTTCCCATCTCTGTCGAGGATGATAAATTCTTCATGAGATGAAGCGTCCCAAACCATAAATATTTCTGGTTCATCCCAAGTGAGAGAACCTAATTCTCCTTGTGCTGCATCACCAAAATACCAGGTGTATAATATAACGCCAAAGGCGTCAAAAATAGTTTGAATAACGTAATCAAGTCGATCAGTTATTTTATCTTCAAGTTGATCGGCTTTCTCGCGAGCTTCTTGCCAATCGACTACAAGTCCCTTGGTGATGGGTCCTTTAGTGATGGGATTTTTATTTTTCATGTGACACCTAATAACGATTCTTTTTTCATTTAAAATGATGATATTGCTGATATATTTCAATATATGAAAGCGTGCATTAAATGCGGAACACACGAAAGCTATCAGTGGTATACTGGTCCAATATGTAAAAAATGTTACCAACAAACACCACAAGTCAAAGAGGCTGCATCTAAACAACAACAAAAAATTGGATCTCGTTTTGCAAAATCTAAACAAAGAGGCATTAAAATTCATAAAGAGTGGGCAATTACTATTGATGAATATGCAAAATTGATTTCTAAACCTTGTTATTATTGTGAAGACTTCTTTGCTGCAAAATCTAAATATGGATCTGGATTAGACAGAATAGATAATACTAAAGGATATACTGTTGATAACGTTTTACCTTGTTGTAAACAATGCAATTCAATAAGAAATAATTTTCTTACAGTTGAGGAAACTAAAATTGCAGTAACAGCCATTATTAATTATAGAAAAAGTAGAGCAGCCCTATAAGACGGGTTCTGTGTATAAAATCAGGCAATCATTAATCTAGGTCAATAATTACTTATTGACTCAAGCAGCAACCCGTAAACATTGGACGGACAGCCCTCAAGCGTTTACTGTTTGCCTTGCTTTAGATGGGGTTTGCACTTGCCATTTACATCACTGTAAATGCGGTGAGCTATTACCTCGCCTTTTCACACTTGCCCTTTATAAGACTAGGTCTTATCAGTTGGCGTTGTATTTTCTGTTGCACTTTCCATTACATTACTGTATCTGGTCGTTAACCAGCATCTTGTCCTATAAAGCCCGTACTTTCCTCTACATATTATGTAGCGATTACCCGAGCTACTCTACATTTTATTATTCAATGAACTTTCCTCTAGTTATCCAGCGATTGCCCAGCTAACTTCATTCAAGTATAAAAATAATAGGGTACGAAGTTTCGTACGTTAGTAAGCTGGTGAACAAATGCTTCCTGCTTAGAACTCATTGCTTACCCATCGCAACCCTTTCGGGGTTGCCTATCAGGGCTGAGTGCTACAGATGCTATAATTGCTAACAGCTAACCAGCTTATTATTGCTGGATGGTTTTATCGGCATCGATAGCGAAGTAATGCCTTCAGGGCGCCTTTGTTTATTGTTGGTATCCGAAGATAACAACGGTTCCAATTAAATGTCCGAGGACATTTCCTTTGGAGGAGGGATCCCAGTTACCTAGGTGCTACGTTCCGTACCCTAGTCCTTTGCCCCTTGTGGGCGAATCTTTAGACCAACACCGTGTGGTTAGCTTCCTCAACGAGGTTATTCAAATCTTCAAATGCATCTTGAAAAGATTTGATCTGGACATCACGCTCCTGTTCAGTAAGGTCAGACACATAAGCCACTTCCATAACACGAGTGATGTGCTTCATCTGCTCTTCATCCCAATTCTGCTCGCGCTCACGAACTATTTCTGAACGCAGATTCAAACTACGAAGAAAGGCAATTTCTCCTTTCCACTCTTGAAGCTGACGAATAGCTTGAGCTAGCGTAATCTTATTGCCCAGGGCATTAGTCACCGTCTTCTTAGCATTAGCTAAGGCAACCCTAGCTTCCAAATCTAGCATCTCTTGGCGAGCTGTACGCAAAGCATTAACAGCTTCCGCAAAACGGAAAGCAGGAGTCTTACCCTGAACATAACTGACACCTTGTTGAGCACGGGTGCTATGTTCCGCAATTTGCCCCTTGAGTTTCTTAATTCGGCGTAAAGCTTGCGCAATAGTTACCTTATCAGACATGGTTTATTCCTTTTGAAAAATGAGAATCAATTAAATACATCGAAAATATAATCATTCCGGGGACGGAGTCAAGGGCGACGATTTTGTAAAATTACTCGTCCCACACGTCGCACAAATAATCAATCAAATCATCACTACTAATCAGCGGAGCGTAAGCTTTAACATATTTCTTCTTGTAATATTCACTATCTACAACTGGTTGTGTATCAAACTTATCGATCAGTTTGAGTTGTAACTTGCGGCTATATTGACCCGCACACTTCCTAGAACAGAAGGGGCCCGCTTTATTTTTGCGAGCCTTATCTCTCACTAAACGAGGAGACCTTTCAAATTCCTTTTTACACCAAGCACAATTAAATTTGACAGGTTTGACTCGACGCGTATCATTAGCAGAATGCTCTTCACGAGGAACAATACGAAGATTAGATAAATCATTGTTCTCTTTATTAGAGTCCCAGTGATCCACGGTCTCGGTATTGGGATCTAATTTACGTCCCAATTGCATTTCCAACAACCATTTTGGGTAGGAAATAGTTTGCGTATCACCATTATCATCAACTACGACAACAATAGAACGACCATCAGACTGACGACGGTACGGTCCATACACTTTGAATTTATTTTCTCCTGTCATGCTAATATGACGATATATTAGTATATGGTCCAGGAGAACGGAATATGACAAATAATAATAAATTTATTTATAACATAAAATCATTTACAAACGAAAATGACATTTCATATTATTTGCTAGGTGTTTTTATTACTGACGGAAATGTCTCATATCAAAAATCACACTCTATTGATAAAATCTATTATAGCTGTGAACTAAAATCTGCAGATCATAATTGGATTAAAAAACTATCTAAATTATGTGGGAAAAATTTACCTTTAGTTCCTGCTACAAATAGCAAATGTTTACGACTTAGATTACATAACACTAAAATAGGAGAATGGTTAGTTGCTAACAATTGTACTCCTAATAAAACATTAACTGTTCAATTTCCACAATTACCTAATATTTATTTGTCTGACTTTATTCGAGGATGCTGGGATGGAGATGGTTCTATCTCACTCTCTCATAGATCAAACGGATATTTAGAACCAAGGGCACAATTATATTCTGCCAGTAAATCATTTATATATTCGATGCAAAAAACATTATTAGAAACATATGATATCATGTCTCATATTTACGAAGTAAAAATGCAAGATCATAAAATGATGAATGGAGATATAATCACCGCCAAAAATCAACTATACCAAATGTCTATAGGAGGGCAGCATTGTAAAAAATTTGCCGAACAAATTTATGGTGGGAAATATAAAATAGTTCTTAACAGGAAGCAAAATAAAGCAAAGTCCATTATTCGATACTATAGTTATCGGTCTATTGGTTTAATATAAATTAACTGGCTCCAACTCTACTATCACAGTGTTCCTATATGCTTGAACAACTGCGCCCCACCTAGTAATTAGAAATTCCTCATCAGGAGTGTAAATTTCAAATCTAGCCTCTTGACTATTATGGAATTTGAACTCAGATTTTCTCATCCTTAAAGTAAGTCTCTTTCTAGAAAATCCAGAAGATCCGACGCGTCTAAATGTTCCAGTACTATAACTGATTATTGCAAGCTTCGCATTTCCATAATATTTGGTGTTAGAATCACCAACAAGATCGGAAGCTATGACTTTGACTTTAGACCAAACTTGAAACATGGTTCAGTGATGCCAAATAATTCACTGAACTTCGTGGTAGCAGATAGCAGGAGTCGAACCTGATGTCTCAAGGGTATGAACCTCGCGAGGAAACCGTTTCTCTCATCTGCATAATTTTTATATGGTTGGGGACGAGAGGATCGAACTCCCATAAAACGAGTCAGAGTCGTTCACACTACCATTGTGTTAGTCCCCAATAATGGTTCGGGTGGAGAGGATCGAACTCCCGTAAACAGATTCAAAGTCTGCGGTCCTACCATTGGACGACACCCGAATATACCCATTATTCTTAATTATTGCCAGGTTGGTTCAGACATTCTCCTGTTTTCTTGTGGATATCTTCCACCATCGGGCGAATTTCTCGCACCTCTTTATAAATGCGATGATCGAGAATATAGTCATTATAAATGATACGTCGATCCCTTTCTGATTGTCGATGTTGACTCATCAAGATAATGGAACCAATGAAAGAGGATTCAATAGTGAGAATCAATCTCAATATATCATAAGAATGATTATCTAAAGTGGTAGATGGGAAATGGTGCACCCACCAAATCCACCCCGCAATGAAGATGATTTGACAAACAACAAAAAACCAAGAACGAACAATTTGTGCCACCCAATCTGCGAACCTTTGTCCCAGCGTGAGCGTGGTAGTTGTTACGGGTTTCTTATTATCCATATGGTACCCTGCCCAAGACTTTCACTTGGTTCCTTGTCTATGCCAGCTCTTCGTTTCAGCGCTGCGATAAGACAGCCAGCAAGGATTATTTCGAAATTGCAGGGTATAACCAGACAGTTTCCGAATTCAAGTCATGTCTAGGACTTGCTGGCTGTATATATCAGCTCAAGATTTTACTCGATCAAGTAAGCCAAAATGTGATCACTGAAATGGCTTACTGCGAGTTATGGTGGAGTCGACGGGAGTCCAACCCGTGTGAGATCCCTGCCGAGGATCCATAATCGCGTTATATCACGACCCCATAACTTTGTTGGTGGAGCGCCGGGGTTACCCTCCCCGTCTTGCACGGTGCAAGCGTGCCGTATTCGTATCCTACTCGCGCCCCGTTATTAATACTTATAACAAGCTATGCATATATTGTTATAGTGGAATAGGGCGACTTTGCCCAAAGAAAGGTATTTCCACTATGGCTACAACAAAGATTAACTGCTTGAACTGCGGAAAAGAAACTTATATCGAAAACAAGGAAATTAAAAGGGGTTTTGGAAAATTTTGTTCTCGAAAATGTTCCGGAGAATACAAGAGCAAAAATATAATACCACCAGAACCAAATGTCAAGTGCGCTTATTGTAATAAAGGGTTTTACTTAAATCTATCAAGACAAGCCGCATCTAAATCAAAACTTTACTTTTGTTGTCGCGAACACAAAGACACCGCTCAACGTGTCGGCGGTATTCAAGAAATTATGCCACCCCATTATGGCAAAGGTCGAGCTGATAATACATATCGTCGTAAAGTATTTTTTACGGATGGGCGTCCTAAAAAATGTGAACGTTGCGGCTATGACAAACACGAAGCGGCTATCATCGTTCATCATAAAGATCGTAATCGCATGAACGATGCGGATGATAATCTTGAAGTCTTATGTTGCAACTGTCATGCTATCGAGCACTGGGCGGAGAATTAAATTTCTCCCATTTTTTATTTTGTTTATCTCGATATTTTTTATAGTTGGGACCTGCCCAATAAGCGCGCCTCTCACCCTGTATAATCTTTTTATGACGGAGCCACCAAAAAGCTATCACATGAATACCGCCATCAATTCTTTTATCAGAAAGGGAACTCCAATTTGTTTGAGGGGATGATCCATAAAAAAATTGATCATCCAATACATCATCACAGGCTGATGGAAAAGTAAATAGGTTGATTATCACTGGTATAAAAGCACATAAGAGGGTTAAGACACTAATCAAAGTAAATCCACTAGAAATAAAATTGGTCATTATATTGGCTATTATATTAAAATTATCTTGGGGCAACCACCCAATAAAGATAACTAAAAATAATAAATAGAAAAATAAATAGCTAATTACTTTCATAGCTTAGATAGAGCCTGCCCATTCAAGTTCATGCTCTATTGATTAATTCCTAATCGGAATTTTAGAGGTGTTTAAACCAGTTGAACACTCCAGCAAAAATCTTGGCGAAGAATTCTTCCACGGAATAAACAGCAGCGCCCACTCCGGAAGCCTTAGAGACTACCTTGGAATATACTCCCAAAAGGAAATTGAGAAAAGTATGCACAAAGATTGCGGCAACCATTACAAAGAGCAAAAAACTAGACATGATTATCTCCTATTTTAAGGACTTCAAATCCCTACACAAATATACCGCTTTATTGGCAAAGTTTTCTTTTAGATAATAGACTCTTTTTCAACACGACCATCTTTAGCGTAAACCGTCATTTTACTACGAGTCTCACCGCAAAAACACTTCTCACCGATGGTCACGATGCCAGAACGATCTATTACTCCAGGCGGATTAGCAAACGCATCCCTCAAAGAAGTATAACTATAAGTCTTCTCCCATTGATGAAAATGAAATAGTTTTTGCAGCCAATTCATAATTACTTTCTTTAAATGGTAGGTCCGGTGGGACTCGAACCCACGATGCCGAAGCGACGGTTTAAAAGACCGCTGTCATAGCCACTAGACGACGGACCCATTAGTGTATGTATTACATCAAGAAATGCGCAGGTTTAAGGATCACCTTGCACAAAGACATGAAGAATTTTGCCAGCATAATTTAGGAAAACATAACCTTTTAAAGACTCTCCCTCATCCACCGCTATGTTACCAAACAATACTTCAATCATGTTGGGCAACTGAGGGTCGCGACTGGAACCAACATAGGTTAGCTTCCAATTATCTTTTTGAGAAGCTTCTTGACGCAAAAATTGCGCCATTTTTGGTTGGTCTTCTAACAGCTTACCGTAATCTCCAAAAGCAGTCATCACCAGAAAATCCGACGCTACCTCATCGGCTCGCTGGATCAAAACGGTTTCTAACATCCCTACCATTTGATTAAAGCTAATTCCTAGCTTCTCTTGGAAGATGAGATTAAGCTGTTCTATTTCTTCTTCCCCGGTAATTCCCAGGTCTTTTAGAGAGTCGATCATGGAAGTAAGGTAATCTTCTACGATTCCGTGTCAAGGGTTCGGGCAGAATCTAACATGCCGGCGTTGTGGCGCATTTTTTTACAATGCTCCAGCGCTCTCCGTAAAGATTCTTCGCTGGGATCGGCAAGAATAAAACTAATACCTTGGGTGCGCAGCATATCTCCTACACCATCGTCGACCGCATGAGCTTGGCTTTCGTTTTGATATCGACCCTCTTGAGCATAGGGTCGAATACGATTCAACATGATGTGCAGATGCTGATGACCATCCTCGGCTACCTGCTGATAGAAAGCTTGGGCAGTAGCCTTAACACCTTTAGCCAGAGTGGGACTGCAATAGATGGAAGCATAGTAGGCTGTCATGTACACTGGAGCGTCGGTGACAATGTAATCTACTTTACCGAACAACATACTTTCATGGCGCACTTGTTTACCCAAAAAATAGATTTCGTCATAAGCAGAAAACTTACGAGATTCATATGCCCAATCCTTGACATATTCTCTAACTAATTCGGCATTTTCTCCTGCGCATTTCAATAGATAAAAAAGATAGGCTGCTGAGGTACTTTTACCACAACCCGGACCACCATATAAATTAATAATTGTTGTCTTCATTGAATCCTTGTAAGAATAGAATTATTCGAATGATTTCCAGACTGTATCTCTGACATTGTATCATAAATATTAGAAAGACTCAAATAGTTAGCAGCAACCAAACCTTTATGTGGAACACTGGGACCACGCATCATCAACCACACTCTTCCTGAAGCAGAATCTATTCCATGGTCTCGAAAATTACTGCTACGACCATGATCGGTGGTCACGATAATAGTGGTATTAGGATATCTGACTACCAAGGAACGAATATATTTATCAGCAGCAGTGAGAGCCGCCAAATAGCGTGTATGATCATTGGCATGCGCCCATTCATCAGTGTCTCCAAGAGCCACCCACAAAAACTCTGGGGTGTTGGTCTTAAGATACTCATCAGCTATACTGATGGTATTTACATCCCAACGATATTGAGGACCATTGTCAGTATAAACGTTGACATTAGCAGGAATGGTGCGCTGGATGGTTTTCCATGACGCAAAGAACGCGGAGCTTGAAAAAAGCTGAAAAATACTTCTATCGATAGTGGGATGACAATCGTTACGTTGGCAATCTTTGGAAGGATGTCCTCGAGTAATCTCTAAATAACCAGGCAAAGAAATATGCATGGGACCAGCGGCAAACATGGGAGACATTTTACCAACCGCAATTCCCTGCTGCACAAAATCAAGATACAAATTAGGAACAATTAACCGAGCATTACTGCTGTAAATATCTTGCCACATTACTCCATCAATAGTAACCAGTATTACCTTAGGTTGCGGGGAGGGAGTAAGAAGTGCTAATATTAATAGCATAAAAGTGAACATAATTACCACTCAATAATCGAAGCGCTTCTAGTAAATCCAGCACCTTGAGCATACAAAGCAACTACATCACCCTTTTTAATCTTACCTTGTAGATCGGCTTCAATCAAATTGACCACCGGACCACAGCAGCCAATGTGAGCATACTGCTCGTAGGTTTCGATAGAATTTTCATCCGGCATACCCAAGAGTCGAGTGATAGCTGTATTGATCCATTTTCGAGGCTGAACCGATACAACAAAATTCAAATCCTTAACAGACATTCCTACCTCTTGCAAGGCAGACGAAATAGTGTCTGCGCCGCACTTGGCAGTGATTTGCACTAACTCACGAGCCTTGTCACTATCATAGCTTCCTAAATAAAAATCTCCCCCAGATTTCCACCAATTTTGATTCTCATCATGTTTTCTTCTCCACACCACGGCATCTTTATATTCCCCATGGGTGCGGCTAAAAGTGTTGATGATTTTATGTCCTTCGTTAGTATCTGGTCCAATTAGAATTGCTGTGGCGGCATCGCCAATACCAGGAGAGGCGGGGTGTCCCATCAGTAAACCACGAGTCATAAGGTTGGAAGCCATTAAGAGCACTCCGGATACTACCCCAGAATCCACTAAAGCGGTAGCTAATTTAATTTGAAGTATTTGCGATGAACAGGCAGTTTCAATATGACAACCGAAGGCATTTTTCATTCCTAAGAGGTTGGCAACTACACCCGCCGAAGGTAAACCAATTCGATCAGGCATAAATGAGTAAGAAAAGGCGGCACCTATATTTTCGGGATCAAAACCTTGAATAGCAATTTTACTTACTTCAAAATCTAAATCATAAGAAGTCATATGATCTGAAACTACTCTTCTTTCACTAGCTCCAAGAAACGGATCCGATTTTTCTCTTTGGATATTATCTAGAGAAAATTGATCTATATCTTTGTGAAGACCGTGATCAACAATATCTAATAAATCCCTCTTGAGATGATCTTGAAACGATTTAATCAATTCAGGACTCCAATCCGAATTTTTTCTTACTTTTTCTGGAAAGAATCTTCCTAATCCTATTATTTTAGCCATCTTTATTCCCCCATCTGTTTTAACACTTCATTACGACCGGCACCTTTAATATGAATATCTTTATTTATGCGAACATCCAAAAGACAAGGAGCATTATCAAATAATGATTTGATCATGGGTGCATTAATTTTACCACCCTCTTCAATACGAAGACTTTTAATTCCTAAAGCTTCGCCTATCTTAACAAAATCAATAATATCGGTTTGCCCCGGTGATCGCTTTAATCCAAAGGAAAACTGAAAACCATAACTCACCATATTATAGCGAGCATCATTAAAAATGACAAAAATAATAGGAAGTTTGTGCTTAATAGCAGTTAAGATTTCCATACCATGCATTTGGAAACAACCGTCACCACAAATACAAATAGTAGGTCTTCTATCTCCTAAACACATACCAATAGATTGGCAAATGCCCGATCCCATAGAACCTAATCCTAAATCGATAGAAAATTGATTTTCTTCTTTAATAGTTAGGTAATGTACACTAAATAACATATGTTCTCCAATATCAGTAACAAATCTAACATTGGGAGGACATGAATCTTCTAAATCTCCTAAAACACGATGCGGCGCTATAGGTAAACTATTATCTTTTTTAAAATAGGGAACATCAAAAGCGGAACCATTTTTCAAATGTTCCAAATCAATACATTGATTAGTGGAATTTTTATACTTTAATTTTTTCCATTCTTGGCAAAAGTTTTTAATACTAGACTGGATGGCAATTTCGGTTTTATATTTACGATTAAAAACTCGGCTATTAATGTCAATATGAATTAATTTGGTCTTTTTACCAATAAACTCTGTAGTGCCAACAGCACAATCATCTAGGTCGGTGCCCAGAGCTATCACCACATCAGGCGTATTTTTAATATACTTTCGTGCCCACTGTGAAGCTCCAATCCCAGCATGGCGCAAAGATAATTTATGAGTTTCAGAAATTAATCCTTTAGCTTGCGGTGTGGTAACGAACGGCACCTCAACATTACTAATGAATTGAGTAACTTCTTTTACGGAGGTGCGAGCACCATATCCCACCACCACTAACGGATGCGTAGCTTCTTGCAAAAAAGAAGCGATGTGTTGCAGAATTTTTTTATCTATTCGGGAGTGGCTGCCTTTGTAATTTGATTTACAAATTACATCACTCACAATAGGTTTCTTTACTCTTGCACTACTAATATTATGTGGCAAAACGCAAATAGAAGGAGATAGATTGTTTCTAGTATTTAGGAGATTAGCTATCTCTTGCACCACATCGATCGGGTTATGATGTCTAATAATGTGATCGGTATGGGGCGCAAAAGTTCTTTCAATATCAATCCCTTCGGGACCGCCCGTCTGCAAAAGAATATGATTTTGTTTTTCCCAAGCCGTATCACCACAAAGAAGTAACACTGGGACACGCAAAGCTTTAGCGGAAGCCATACCCGTTAATGAATTGGTAATGCCTGGACCCGCTGTCACTAATACAACAGGAATTTTTCCAGTAGTTTTATAATATCCAATAGCTTCAAACAAGGCTGCCGTTTCGTGTCTAGACTCTATTAAAGTCGTGCCGGAAGTTCTATATAGAGCATCAAATAAATAACCAATAGGTCCGCCCGGTATTCCAAAATACGTATCTATATTTTTAGAATAAAGATATTCGATTAAGAATTTAGCAACCGTATCCATACTCTCCCTATACAATTAGATTTTAAAAATCTGAATCATCATTTAAGAAAGGAGCCACCTCTTCTTCATATTTTTCAATTTTAGCCTCAATCTTACGCGTGACAGTTTTAAGTTGAGTGACCAATTCTGTCAAATCATCGTCCTTAAGAGCCTTTAATTCATCTTTACATCCATGATGAACCAAACCATAATGAAGACCTTCTGTCTCAATTAGAGCTAGAAAATCCATCATAGCCTGTTGCTTTTTGTTGGGTTTATCTTTTTTCATATTGACTTTCACTTTTAATAATTTGGTAGGTCCACAGGGAATCGAACCCTAATCGACCGGGTAAGAGCCGGTTGCTTTACCATTAAGCTATGAACCCATATATTGGGTACGAGAACGAGGTTTCAAATCTCTCTCAACTTTATGCCATTCTCTGCATAGAATCTTTATCAAAACTTCCCAGATTGCAGCCGGTTGGTTTTATCCCCAACGTTTTCAAATATATTTAGATATTTCTCTACGAGCCTTAACAGAACAAAATAGACTATCTACTTTTTTCATAAATCTTCTAATGACTGCTCTTCGTTTACTTGGCTCACGAAAGTCAGCAGAATGTTCTCCCAATAGATAATAACAGGCTAACATACCATATACCAGAACTTTATGAGGAACTATTAAGTTATTATCGACAAATAACGCCAATAACATCTGCCATTCAATAGCTTTATCTTCATTCCAATTAAGTTTGTTTTTAGGGGCTTTTATTTTCTTTAAAAGGTTAGGAACGCCTTTTCTGAATTGTAAAAAATATCCTGCTGGTATTTTTGTTTTTCGGTAATGTAGCCACCCAAAAATTGTATCTTCGGATACTTGAGGAATAGCCCACTTAATAAAATCTATATGCAGCGATTGTGTATCATCACCATCATAAAGACTATACCCAAACCAACCCATATTTTTATCTCCTAAATCTCTAATTATCCATCATCTCGAGTCAGCACCGATCGAGAAGTGACAGAGATGACCCTCTTGAATCTCTTGGCAGCTTTAACGAAAGCAACAGCATTTTTGATAGTAGAGAATTCGAAACTAATGTCGCGCATTCCATTCACAAAAGAAAAACCAGAACCACCCTGTTCTCCATCAAACTTCCAGGCGTATTCTGTCAAACGATAGTCTAAATTGGAATCTTGACCACCTTCGTAATTGATAATAATTTCTAAATAGGGTTTGAACTTTCTCATAATTTAATATCCAAATAGTTAATGTAATTTTTATTTATTACTCTTTTTAAGATTAATGAAAGATTCTAAAGGTCGTAAATTACTCAAAGCCCAGCACTTTTGAAAATTATCATCAGTCATATTAAAATAAGGCAATTTACTTTGCGGAATGATATGATCTATCTGCCAAGTTCTCTTAATTGGCGAAAACTTTCCATGATTGTTCCAATTCATCCAGGGTTCAAATTGCTTTTCGAGATGAGCCTTCAATTCATCCATAGAATAAGGAACATGCTGTAAAAATGATTTGCCACCCTTTTTGCCGCGTAAAGCCCTATTGACTGCCGAAGAAATTATATCTCGCAATCTAAAAGATGGATCATTTTTTCTTTTGTCCTTGTAATATTGATTATTGTAATCTAATACTGAACGCTTGTTATTAGCGTAATATGATTTCTTATATTGACCCGCTTTATCTTTATTACTTTTATGATATTGCTTTTTGTATAACTTGAAACATTCTTTGCATTGAGATTGTAATCCGTCTGGACTATTTTTATCTTTGCTAAAAGCACTTTCATCTTTTTCAGAATTGCATTTATAACAAAATTTCATAGGGCAATTCTTCTGAACTCTTTACCTGTTAAAGGATTATATTGCACAATCCAATTTCTTTTATCAATTGTTAATTGATAACTGATGGGCTTGAAAGAAACTTTTAAATTCTTTTTCAAAAAAGGATCGAAGAACGTTCCCGTCTCATCATCGTACTCTACGTATGAGCGATATTGTTTGTGCCATACACTATATTTCATGTGGTCGACCATACAAGAGTTGAACTTGTGTCTCGGCTTTATCAGAGCCGCGTCTTAGACCGTTGGACGAATGGTCGATTATATTATGCGATATTATCCTATTTCAAAACCTGCGCTATCTTCGTCTTTTTCTGATTCGTATCTTTTTCTCTCTTCGTCTAAATATTGGGCAACTGCTACGGCAGCGTGTCTCCAAGCATCCTTCTCTCTTCGAGATAAATCTTCCCAACTTATAAGACCGCGAACATCTTCCGTCATCCCATCCATTGATTGGAAATATTTTTGGTATGCTATTCTTCCGATATCGATCGCCATCTTAATATTACCTTATGGTGGCACCTAACAGAATCAAACTGTTGTCCGACCGTCTTCAGCGGTCTGTTCTATCATTGAACTAAAGTGCCATTGACGACAAGATTTTGACTGAGATGTTTGTTCATTGAAGTAATGTAATCCCAATCGAGCATTCGTCTGGTCCGCCATTCAGGAGTTGAACCTGACCGTCAGATTTATAAGACCCGACAGAGCTACCGGCTCGTTATGGCGGATAATTTGGCAGATGCGACGGGTGCTGCCCCCGCTTGGTTCACATTGACAATGTGATGGATTTGCTGAAGTCCTACGCATCTATTTTCGTGTTTTTATATATCTTATTATGCCGTTGTTGATCGAACCAAAACGGTATATATCCGTTTTCTTGGCACCATTTTTCTAAAACTTTTTTCTTCTCTACTGCTTTTTTATTATAATCGTGCCACTTATCTGATAATTTTTTGCCCACCACGCCCTTACATTCTATGAGATATTTGGTTCCATCTTTTAAAGAGATCTCAAAATCAGGATAGTAATGACATATTTTTTCATCAAAGATATATGCAATTACCATATCCGCCCTTTTCATATCTAACACATCATATGTGGATTGAAAATAAGTCAGACAGACATACTCTAATTTGGAATCGCACCTTATCTTTTTATCATTGAACATATATTCACATTTAATTGCTTTAGAAAATAAAGTTCCATTATTAATTCTGTTTTTAATTTTAGTAGAAACTATTTTTGTTCTACAAAAATCACAATATTTTATGCCAGAACTCCCGTGAATTATTGCACCACAATCAATACAATTAGACTCACTACCACACAAATCACATAACCCTGTTGATGTAGGAGTATGAATTGAGCCTATATACTCACAACCACATTTGGCACAAATTAAGTTTTTAAGTTTGCCTTTTGTAGTTAATCTGATTTGATTATTATATTGGGCTGCGCAAGATGAGGAACAAAAGCGGGCGCCCGCTTCTATTTCATTTAGTTTTTTATAAACTTCTTTGCCACAAATAAGACAATTTATATATTGTCCTGTCTTAGCTTTTTCACGACGACATTCGTCGCTACAATAAAAAGTATGATTACTGTTTCGTCTAATTTGATCGAGATAACTTTTTCTTTTGACGATAAAAAGTTTTCCACAAAATCCACAATTTGTCTCGAAATCTGGTTTCATATAATATTATATATCACGACTTCATCAAATTGCGCGTGAAAGAGGAATCGAACCTTATTTAGAGTGCTAATTACACCATACACAGACTGGTCCCCTCCCAGGGATTTTAACCTTGATTTCTGCTTTTAGAGGGCAGCGTATTGGTTATACGAGGAGGAGATATTTTTCAATTAAGCTCTTTTTCCATGATAGTAGTCAAACCCTTATTAGGACCAGACAGGAACTCCACTTCGGCTTTAGTTTGTTCTTCGTTGAGATATCGGAGGAATTGAAACTTAACCGTTTCTCCTTCATCGGTTCCCACATAGAACACATTGCCAGGCTTTAACTCACGACTTCCATCACTGATAGTCATTGTTCCACCATAAAAATAGTCTCCTCTCAAGCATTATTTCAGCCTGTTTTCTATCCGAAGATAGCCCAATCAGATTGGGCAGAGGAGATAATAAAAGGGCGAACGATTGTTCGCCTCCACCATCCAACATTAAGGTTATTGGAAACCCGCCCTCGTTAGAGGGGCACCACCCAATATTAAAAGGTTATTGGGAACCTAAGTTAAGCTTACACTTTTCGTTTGAGAGACTCAATTTCATTTTGAGCATCTTCCAAATCTCTAACAAGATTTAAAATAGCTTCACCAGCTTTCCTAAGAATTTGACTAGTGCGGGGATCTGGCACACCAGTCGAGGCGCTGATAATCCAATTAGCATCATTACGTGCGCTCATGTTAATTTTACCTTTCTTGGGGTAGAAAATCTATGCATAGCCTGATATATTAGTTCGAGTGTATGTTTTAGGAGCCACTATGGAACTTATGAAAAAAGCTACTGTCAGAAAATATATCGTTAACTCTGATGTGTTTCTTCGTGAAGACGATGTCTCATTTTATTTATTGGGCGCGTATATGACGGACGGTAATATCAACGATACCAAGCATCACGTCTCCTTTAGTATAATATCTAAAGATAGAGATTGGATTGAAAATATCCGAGATATTATTTGTCCTAACAAGCCATTATACGACCGACTTAATTGCTGCGCAATAGAAGTTTCGGATATTGATGCTATGAGTTGGCTCATATCTTATGGGTGCACTCCACGCAAATCTAAAACTTTATTATTAGAAAAAACGATACCAGAAAAATATCATCGAGACTTTATCCGAGGACTAATTGATGGGGACGGATCAATTACCTCGTGCCCATATAAGAAAGTTAAAAACAATAAAGAATACTGGTATACTAAAAGAACAATATATTTGTGTTCTGCCTCAAAAATATTTATTGAACAAATATCATCACTAATACCAAGTAATATTAGCTGCCACATAATTACATTGAGTCCAAAAAACTCAATCATTAGAGGTAAAGAGGTCATTGCGACTTGCAATCAATATCGACTACAATTTAATGATTCAAATGCCCAAAAATTATTAACTTGGCTATACTACCCTGAACATAAACTATCTATGCCAAGAAAAAATCAATTAGCATTATCGCTCATATAATGGCTCCTAAGGTAGGGGTTGCACCCACATATAACTCGTTAACAGCGAGGTCCATTGCTCTTATGGTACTTAGGAATAGGCGGCAATACTATGCATCATATTGCCTAGATATCCGTGTTGGAATCGAACCAACCTTGTGCGCACTTTCACCAGAACCGGAATCTTTGGCGCCGTTGGTGGGATTTACACCACACATATTAGGCGTCCCCTGCATTGAAGGTTATGCTACAACGACGTTAATTACTTTTGCACATCTTTATACCAATTGAGTTGAATCGCAGTTTTTCTGCGATGACAATTGGCACATCTTACTTCACACTTTTCAATCTCTTTGAAAATCGTTTCTACATTATATCCATTTCTTATTAGATCACTAATTTCTTGAAATTTATTCGAAATATGGTCAAATTCCAAAACGAGCGGATCGTCTTCACTACAATCTACACACGGATGCTCTTTTAGATAGTTCCATAAAATTTGGCGCGTTTGATCGTATTTCTTTTTTCTTTTGTCTATTAGGCAAGATTTGCATTCATTTCTATGGGTGCCACATCCATTATTAGAATAAAACTCACTTATATCTTTCACTTCTAAACAGATTCGACACCGCTTAGTATCTCCTTCTAAAACAGGAGGACGGGTCGCCCCTGGGTGCCTAACATATTTTACGCGTTTATTAGCGGCGATACAAATTTTACATCGACTGGCGTATTTACCATTACCTTTCGGGCTAAATTCCGAAAATTCTTTTTCAATACCGCATTGAGTGCATTTCTTCGTGCTCATACTATGACATATATCATCGATTCGGAAAACATGTCGCTTTACTAATAAAAATGTAATCCCTTTCGGGCATTTGTTTCCTGGTGTCTCAAGAAGGATTCGAACCTCCATCTCCCTATTGAATAAGGGCGCTCTACCTTCGGCAAGACTTGTTTCGCGCGAATAATCATCTTGCCTACTTAACTCTTAAGCTATTGAAACATATGGCTCCCACTGGTGGAATTGAACCGACCGACCTTCACCCCATAACGGATGATGCTCTAACACTGAGCTAAGCAGGAATAAGCAGCTTCGATATTCTGCGCCTCGAAGCTCTGGGCTGCAAGTTAATTAGTTAATGAGCAATTAACAATCTCAGGAGGGATAGCTATTATACTATCTTCCCGCCGCCAATCGGAATATCAAGCGCATCCGATTACGCTATTAGAGTTCAGCCTCTAATTGGTCCATTGCATATTAGGGAGTAGAAATGGAACTACACCACAAGTTTACTAACTTGCATAAATTGATACTTAGCAAACGCTCTACCCCGGTAAACTTAATTACTACGTACCTTTTCGAAATAGAGTGGTCAGAGTGATCCGAGTCAAACGGAATTCCGAACCGTTCCAAGCGGCTCATGCTATCCTTACACCACACTCTGATTAACACATTCATTCAGCTCACTGGCGTGTTGACCAGTACCACAATTATAATTTGGCTTTTATCATGCTAAGCATCACAAAGTGGTGAGGTTCAGTAATCTCACGTTTATAGGTAAACTATAAAGAAGCTAAACTAGTTGGTCGGCGATAGAGGATTCGAACCTCTGACCTCTTGTACTTGTCATAAGTAGCGAATATTCCATCACTATTTATGATTAACAAGCCAAAACAAGCGTACTACCAGACTGTACTAATCGCCGAACGAAAAGTTATTAAGTTGTCATCGAACAAACCAGTTTAGAACTGGATGGTGGAGCAGGAGGGATTCGAACCCACAGTGCACAAAGGCGCCAGTTTTACAGACTGGTGAGTCTACCGATGACTCGTCTACTCCATACCGACAATAGTTAGTAAGATTTGTTTTTTATGGTATGTAATCCTACTGGCATTCGGTGTGGTGGCACAATTCACTTTTACATGAATCAAGCCATAAGTGGGGCACCGAGCGGGAGTTGAACCACACGACCTGCAAGTTTATCCGTTTTTATTCGGACATTGACCAGCTGCTCTAACACTGAGCTATCGGTGCATAAAAGCTGACAAGAGTTGATGAGATTTTGCATTTTTCCGATGTAATCACATCTGCATTCAGCTTGGTGGGAAGGGATGGAATCAAACCACCGACCTCAAGGTTTTCCTTGCGGACGCCTTGCGCTCTGACACTGAGCTACCTTCCCATGTATAAATATTATTATATCACCTATTTACCCAACCAATCGACAAATAATTTTTTCTCCCTCGCTTCTCTCAAACCCGGCAATAGACACAGCCAAGCTTCGTATGGCATCGCTTTTCTTATTAAATTACATCTAATACAGGAAGCCACAACATTGTTTTGTAAATGACCAATATTATTATCTATTCTATCCACTGTCATTTGCAATTCAGTTTCACCACAATAAGAACATTCTGCGCTAATAATTTCCTTAATAAAATCTACTGTTAGATCGAACTCTCTATTATGTTTTTTGTCAGAACTTTTTGAATCTGTAAAAATTACATTTGCTCGTTTTTCAGGATTTTGTCTCGCCCGCTTAGCTTTTTGAGACATCTTAATTTTATTTTCAGGAAGCTGATACCTGGCTTTCTTTGCCTTAGCGCTCTGTTTATTATGACAAACTTTACAGAAAGAATAAAGATATCCACTTGAAGTTTTATAAAAATCTTCTTCAGTAAGATCGTTCCTATCACATCGAGAACACTTCATAACAAAATTATCGATTTATGCCTAACTTTCCCCTCGAATATCAAAGCAATATAATCCCACTTGACCGCCCTGTCAACACCCTGGCTAATTTTTACTTTTGTGGGTCGCCGTATTTTATAAATCCAGTGGCGGGAGATTCAGCAAAACCAAACTTTGTCTTCACCGCCTTCTCAATTTCGGGCGGAACAAAATGGGACAAAGGTCCGCCATATTTGCCGATTTCTTTGACTGCCGAGGAAGAAACCACCGCCAGGTTAGGGCTGGTGGGTAGAAAAACCGTTTCGATATTGGGCGCCAAGATCTTGTTAGCATTAGCAATAGTGATTTCGTATTCGAAGTCAGAAACAGATCTAATGCCACGAATAAGAATCTTGGCACTAATTAGTTTGGCATAATCAGTTAAAAGACCTTCAAAAGAAGTGACCGTAATGTTGGTAGAAACCAAGAAGTCCATATGATTATTAACTACCGTATCAATTTGCTTCATACGCTCTTCTGTGGAGAAGAAAGGTTTCTTGGCAGAATTAACGCCCACCGCGATCACTAATTGATCACAGAACTGCATGCTACGCCGGATAATATCCAAATGTCCCCAAGTTATAGGATCAAAACAACCTGGGTAAATTGCCTTTATCATCTTTTTACCTTCTGTATCCAAAATAATTATATCCTTGTGACTCTGCTATATCTGTAGCCTCTGACAGTAGATATGATAGTGGATATTTAATTTGATCTGGAAACTTACCTTCAAATCTCGAAAAGGGTTCCACCTTTAATATTGTCCAATCAGGATTCCACGCATATTCCTCAACCCCACAACATAAACATATTCTATGTTCCCTGTGCTTATCATCATAATCCATACTATATGAACCATTATATTCAGAGCATAAGCATACACAGTGCTGATGCGGACAAATTTGTCGTAACTCTGTTAAAGCTTTGGTAGCTTCTGCTCTTAGATAAGTATCTTCTTTTTTGGAATCAGTCTCTGTAGCCAATTTAAGACAGGAGATATAATCATTCCTTAGTCGGGAAACTTGTTGCCAAGTTTCGTCACTTACCTTATCGAGAACCACTTTTTCGGGTCCTCGAATTTTAAATTTCGTCATTTTACTCTTTATTGGTTAATTGCGCCTCTAACTCAGCAATGCGCTCTTCTAATTTAGCCTTTTCCAGATCTTCACAATCCGGCTGTCCCGATTCAACATCAAAGGTTCGAGCAGCAATTATCATATCATAGAACAACTCAATACGCTCCTTATTGAACCAAGTATCTGGTTGTTTAGCGAACATATCGTAGATAACAGAGACGGCGCACATTTACTTAGATGGGGTGCTGCCACTAGTGTCCGGAGTCGTGGGGACAACCGGAGCGGCAGGAGCCGGAGTAGTAGGAGTAATTCCAGTCTGACTAAAGAAATCAGGAGACAAAGAAGATTTGCTGGAACGGTAAGCAGTAGTATTGCTGGAAATACTGCCGTACAAACTATTGGTGCCAGCCGCTGTTGGAACATAACCTACCGAATTTTGTCCGGTAAAACCAAGACTAGTGCCCACAGTAAAGGCATCGATGTTCGCGCCAACAAAGACAAATTCCCACGAATAAACAGAGCGTTGATGTTCCACCATGCTCTTGATTTGATCGCGAGTATAACGGCTGCTGCTGTTCTCCTGTCCGTCAGTGATGACCAAGAAGAGCACCTTGTCGGGTCTCTCTCCTTCGGGCATAGCGGCAAGCTTACGACCTACTTCATCAATAGTGGCACCAAAAGCGTCCAAAAGAGCGGTATTTCCACCTGGACGATAAGTAGCCTTTGTAAGTTCGGGGACGTTGGCAATCTTTTCGAAATCATGCACCAAATGATAGTCGTCACTAAAAGTGCAGAGAGTAAAAACACACTCACCTGGTACTACCTTTTGTTCTTGAAGAAAGCTATTAAAAGAGCCGATGGTGTCTTGCCGCAAACTGGACATAGAGCCAGAGCGATCGATCACGACGTTGATAGATGTAAAATTGGGTTTGGTCATTTTATAAAATCCTAAGGTAAAAGTTTTAGTCAACCCTAAATATATCCTCATCTCATAGCTTCTCTATTTTCCATAATTTATTGGAAGATCTTTGGTCGGGATGCTGTGGGATACGAGAGCCTATTTGATATACGTGCCACCTATCAGGGTGCCATTTTGTTTCTTTTCTATTTTGATAGGAATAGGTAACAATCCATTCGTTATCGGAAATTTTTTCTAAAACTTTCCAACAAAGGCACTGTTCAATAATGAGAGCATTATATTCGGTGCTAAATTCTTTAGGCGCCTCCCATACTTCGTAAGGGTAACCATATCCATCCTCAATGAGATGATACCAAGGATAAGAATAGGCTCGCGGAGGGGCAATGGGTAATGGCTCTTTACCTTCCATTAAGCGGTTCAATAAGGCTGAGTGTCCAATGTCGGCATTAAATTGGGATAAACCAGAAGGAAAAGCAATACCATTTTCTTCACGAATTTGAAGCCATCTAAGAAGATTATCGATATCTTTACTCATATTGAGTCTATATAACTCAATTTCTCATCTTTTGATAGTTTCTTGATTTTGTATTCTAATTTGAGAGCATCACTTTTATTGAGGCATTGGAAGGACTTAACCAGGGTAACGGGACCACGACCACGTGTATATTTTGCGCCGCGACCCTTGTTATGTTGTTTAATTCTTCTATCTAAATTATTAGTGATACCGGTATACAGAGTGCCGTCTACACATTTTAAGAGGTAGACGTGCCAGGTTTCTCTAAAAAATCTTTTTCTGCTTGAATTTCCCTTAATCTTTCCTGAAGTTTTCTTTCTATTTCTTCATAATATGGCGCATGATCGGGACATGGAAACTGCCCACAGAAGCGACAATCTCTAACTGGATCTCGGGTGCTTTGGGCGTCCAAGATAGCAGTAGCTTCCGTCTTTCTCCTCAGCAAATTTTCGGGTCCAAATGCCTTAGGCAGCAATTCTTCCATGGTAAAAACCATAGTAGAGTCAGTGTTACACACGCAGTGAATTCGAGTTTCTTCGTCGGCAAACTCCTTAATGAACTGTCGGCAAGCACCACAAGGTGCAGTACGAACTTGTTCAGAAGGACCATAGACAATCACTCTCTTGAGCTTAGTATGCCCGTGAGAAACGGCTTTGCAGATGGCTACGCGTTCCGCACAAATGGTCAAGCCATAAGAGGCGTTTTCGATGTTGGTGCCGCTATAGTAGAGGTCTCCATCCACTTCCACACACGCACCCACACGGAAGTGTGAGTATGGGGAATAAGATAGTTCGGCGGCTCGTTTAGCTTCTAAAATAAGTTTATCTAAGGTAATCATTCATCCTCCACACCAGCCACATCCGCCTGGAATGTAGCCACACTTCTCGCAGATAGTTCTTTTACAATGACCACAGTAGCTATTTGGTGCCTGCGTTAAAGATTCTCCACATGAAGAGCAGATAAGTCCAACCCACCAAGTAGAATCGGTTTTATTTTCGGAAAGAGAAAATATGTGCTTGAGAAGTTGTCTGATCATCGTATTTTTGCTTTGGTCTAAAGTTCAATTCTTTTCAGAGCGTGACGGACTCGATGGTTTTGATCCAAAGATCCTTGTTGGATCCCATCTCCATAAAATTATTGATTACTTCGAAGCAAGTATCAGAAAATCCCCCAATATTTAGTATATCTTCACGATCGTGTGCCTGGGTTGAAGCATACGGCTGAATATCAATACACACCAACTTTGCCTTCGGGTTGCGAGCTTTGAACTTATTCCACTCATTCATAGTTGCCGTAGCATCATGATAATAGGAGGAACCCGAATCTAACCAACTTTGGTTATCACTAATATAGATAACCAGGTCGCCCTTCTTAAGCTGACTGTTGACATACTTCAAAGCAGCGGAACAATCGGTACCACCGCCACCGAAAGAAGCCAACTTTTGAGCGTTGGTCATAATAGAGTCACGAGTATTCAAACGAAAGTCCACGTGCACACGTGTATCGAAAGGAACGATTTCCGTATCAGGGTTCTTACGCAAGATAGCGGCAGCAAAGAGTCCTGCTACATCTACACAACGAGTTTTGGTGGTCACTGAACCACGGTTTCCCGTGGCTGGAGAACTCATAGAACCGGAAGTGTCTACCATGACATAGACCTTACCCGAGAACTCAGGAATATTATCCAAAGCTGAGTCCGCAGCATCTTGCAACGCATTGGTCAAATTGGCAGGAATAGTAGTATCCATGTTGAGATATGAAGTAAACAACTGATAAGGAAACACCTTCGCCTTACGCACTGACTCTGGGTTAGAGAGACGCTTGGCAAGCTTAACCGTCATATCACGATCAACCAATACATTGTGACGTGCAAACGTATTCAAATTCATACGTGTCTGATTCCAGGTGGCATTATCAGCAATCTGCTTCCAGTGCTTATCCGTCAACGGTAATGCCGTTAACATTTGAAACGGAACGTCAGGAATCTCTCCAGACAGTTCCTTCTTGAAACGCTCAAACTCCTTAGCCAAAGGCGCTAAATCGCGAGCATTATATTCTTTGTCCAGCAAATATCCATACATGGCGGAACGTTTCTTGTTAGAAGGCTTGGGGTGAACCAGTTTAATAATGTCCTGCAAGCTGGGATCGTTACCCACGTCAGCCTTAAACAATTGTTCGTCGGTCAAGTTTTCCAAATAGTTCTGAATCAATCGCTTGATACGAGTGCCAAAGGACTTGCGACCCACCGCACTTGAACGAATGATCTGCACGAAGTTGCGGAGCATCTTCGGGTTATCAATCACTCGATCAAAAATCTGAGCTAACAATTCGGTATCTCGGCTAGCCACTACTGCAGCTAACACGGCGGGCATATCTTTCATTAAGCCTTGTTCACGTGCGTACACGGCAAGCTTGGCAACGAACTTAACATCGACCTTGTTAGCCAATTCGAGCGTCTTCTTCAACTGCTCTGCATCCGAAGCATAGTAGGTGCCGTTGAAAGTGCCAGTCAGAGCGTATTGCGCCAAAGCAGCCTTGTCGGATAGCTTATAGGCAGTTCCACCTGCTTCATTAGTCGTGTCAGTTGCACGAGTCACCTTACGAGACACAGTTGCCTTCTTGTTCGAAAATAGATTCTTGTTTGACATGTGAATACTCCTTTTATTTGGAAGAAAGTTCCAACAAAATGACGATGCCTTCGTCAAGCACCGCATTATAATCACGGTAGCTACAACGTCAAGAGCGTGTAATTTATACGAATGATAAGGAATTACGCTCAACCATTGTCGAGGCAATTGGTGCCAAAATATATTTTCCCCTCTTGCGTGAGAGTATATATCGTTATTGATAGGTGTTCAATTTAATTAAATTAACAAATTATCATTCGGCGGAAGGAGGGAAAGGTTTTGAACCGCAATCCTCTCCACTTGCTGAGGAGTGACGCGGAACTGACGAAATTTACCCACCGATGTCAAATAACGCAATTTTTCCTTAGCGATGGTTAAAGGCTTGCTATTGACATGAGGATAGGTGCCAGGTTGAATAATACGCTTACGCACCACATTACCATATAAGTGAAGAGTGGCGGTGGCATTATGCAATTTAACACCCTTAATAGGAAAATTATTTTCATCAAAGAAACGCGTGTAACCATCCTCAATATCTTCGATGAGAGTTTCCTCTATTTTAATTAGAGACTTACGGAAAGACTCTACCAGCTCGTCACGAGCTAATCTTTCTAATGCGGTTTGTAGTATCACTGACTCCAAAAAATCAAGGCTCTTTTCCAGGGCTCGCTTGTAGCTAATGTGGAACGCTATACTATAATCTGCTACTTCATCTGCACTATTGCGATAGCCTTTTAAAGTGAGAAAGGTAGAAGCTGGGCGCAAAGCAGATAACGCCTCAATAAATTGATCTTTGTTCATAACTTACCTATAAATATAAATGTTTTAATTACGAAGCACCTTAGATTTACCGCCACATGGGCACGCCAGCACCATTTTATCATCATGAGCCTCGGTGATATCTGCTTCGTCTTCTAAATCCACGCTTACTATCATTTGGCATTCATCACATTTAAAAAGAAATGTCTGTTTATCATTAGTGTCGAACATAACTGTATGCGAAACAGTTAGCAGATCACTTACAGATAACCTTGGGAGGAAAGAGTAGAAAATATTATACCAAGCGTCGACCAGTCCACTAAGTTAGTATTCAATAGTTCTCGAATGGTCTTGACTTCCACAAAGGTTCTTTCAGAATCTTTCTCTACACCATGTGGAATATCCTTCTGAGATTTGAACCACTCCAACTCCTCATCAGTTAAATCCGCGCAATACGCATGTGCCTTATGCGCCGAGAAAGTTCCGGCTAATTGCCTGACATTGACAACTCTCAGACGAGAGGGATCCAGATAAAATCCCGTCTCCTCTAGCAGCTCTTCTACCGCAGCCGCCTCGTCTGCCTTTGAATTTCTGACAGAACCGCTGGGCAGCTCATGAACGAACCCATCGAATGTAGAGGCGGGAGAGCGAAATTCCTTGATGAGAACTACCTCTGTGTCTCTGTAATAGCTAGCTTTATGATAAAGCATAACACAAGAAATATCAGGACGAGAAATAACTATCTCATTTTCTTTAAAACGATCTTCAGATGAAACATATATCTTAATTTTAAGCGTCCAAAGAAATACAAAATCCTTGAATCGAGGACGGAAAGTATAGAGAAGACGAGCCGTTTCTAATACATTACCTGCCCCTTTTTGCCCCTGATACCAGTTTTGAAAAGAGTCTAACTTCCAAATAAACAGGGGAACATAGCGCTCTCCTCCACTGCGTTCTTCACCCTCACCCAATTTATCCATAGCGTTTTTCAACGTCTCGGTCAAAGTTTCAGCAAAAGGAACTCTATATTCCTCGGCATAATGTTTGATATACGCCATCTTCTCAGCATCTTCTGGGGCGCCGAGAACTACTTTACCTGAATCTGCCCAAGTTCCCCATTCAATATTGGTAGTGAAGGCAGCTCGCTTAGGAAAACCTTCACTATCTGGTGAGAGATCGCGAGGAATCCAAAAGACGATGCAATCGGCAGCGTTGAGGTGTTTTTCTTCCCATTCTATTTGGTGATCGTAATCTAAATGCACTTCACCATTAGCATCTTCCGGCACGAAAACAGTTCCATCAAAACCCATGTCTTCTAACAATTTGAGAGCATCGGGGCGCCACGATGGAACTTCTTTGTTCCTGCTAGTTGGGCCAGCTAAAAAGATAGACTTGGTAAAGGATTGAGGCATTTCCTCTCCAGTGTATATAATGTCCATTATTCTCCTAATATATCTTTCAACTGAACCATGGTATGATCTATCACCTTAGTAATAGATCTCACAATGAATACACTGTTTTTAGAGCCTAGTTCTTTAACAAAATCTGATTCTTCACCAGGAATCTTAAAGTTGTATTCTAACCATTTAGGCCTGGGCAATAAGTTGGCAGCGGATAGCCAAAAACAATAATCTCTAATAACAGAGACGCCGATGTTTTCATGATCCTTAAACTCGGCAGTGCCATCAGTCCGATTCAAAAAGACTACTACGTCTTGTCGGTAATCAAATAAATCGGAAAAATCTTTGGGACTGGCAATTCCATCAATAACAAAAATCTTTTCCGACTCATTAGACTTCAGCAAATCTTGCACATGATTAATGACAAAATATGGATTAACCATTCTCCTAATAGAAAGGAAATGTTCATAATCATCATCATATCGATGAGGATGTTCTCCTCCCTTCTTTTGGCGAAAGGTAGTTTTAACCCACGACATAGCATCAATATAGCAAGCTTGCAGCTGTTCAGTAATGGCTTTGGCTACTGTGGAACGTCCGCTTTTGGGCAAACCGATGATAAATATTTTCATTATATCATCTCATATATCACAGCAGAACTTCTTGAATTTCGGAGAATTTCGCTCTGACGTCTTCCTCAGTAAATTCAGCTCCAGTCTTGCGCTTGGCAAAGGCAAAACCCTCCCGCACCACACGTTCTGCGGCTACCTGTGCTTGATAGATGTTGTAATAAACTGCATGACTATGATAGACTGGCGGAACCATCACTTTCTCTCTAGAACCGTCTGCCTTTTTAATTTCTTGCGGCTCGTAGAGAAAATCGGGTTTGGTAATACGAAATCTAAATGCCTTTTCAGGCAGCCAGCCCACCGAAGGATCCTCCAATTGAGTAATCATCTCTCCCTCAACTTCTACGATAGCGGGAGCATCAGTGCTAATCTGACAGCAGCCAGCAGGAAGGGGTCGAGTATAAACAATAAACTTACGCATGTCCTCACCTAATACTTGATGCAATCAAAAGTTTTGACGTATCTTTTCCAAGCATCGGGACGAATAATACTTTCGAACTTCATTTGAGAGAATACATCATACAAGAATTGAAAGTTCCTTTCCCCTTCTTGTATCTCAATTTCTTCTGCCGGAACCGCTCTAAACTCTATCAACTGACGGTTGATGCTAAAATTAGCCCTATTCTCTTCTGTTTCCAAAAACTTTTGGAATAGTATTGGACTACTGGCGGTCTCGACCGCTTTCTTGGGTTTGAGGAGCGCGGGAATATTGTCTGATTTATCACCTGCTATACTTTTCCACACCACGTATGGATAGGTGGGCGCTTGCATATAAGTCTTCTTGATGGGGTTGTAAATCTGAATGGAAGGATAACCCTTTTGAATAAGTTGAATATAATCAGTATCCGAACTGATGATAGTTAGGTCTTCCGTCTTCAGGTTTTCACACATCGAGGCAATTGTATCATCACACTCATACGCCTGCGCGCGTGCCTGAGTGATGGGAAGATGTTTGAGCATATCCACAATAACTGGAAGATTAGTCATAAATCTATCTTGATCATCTTGACGTGAAGCCGTCTTGATCAAACGATTGGCTTTGTAATCGGCATATAGATCATATCTAAACTGTGGTCGCCCCTCTAAAATGAAAAAACATTTTTCTGGCGAGAATTGTTCGATAATAGGGCGTAGATTACGAAAGAAGTTAAAGATGACATTGTAGGTCTCACCATAACAGAAGTTATTCTCCATGTTCCACGGAGACTTGCACGAACACCTATCATTCATTAGTTCATGCTTAACTGGACCACCGAAAGTAGTATTAGCACGCCAAATGAAATTATGACCATCGATGAAGAGAACTTTATCCATGCTTCATCGAATTTGTAGGGTGTTGGCGATATCCTGGCAACGCTGGGCACCGGTATCGGCATTCGAGTTATCTGCGGCACAGGTAAAAATGTATCCAAAACCTTTCTGCACCGAAATCCAAGTCCAGATTTTTCGAGTCTCTCCTTGCGCCGTCACCATAATGAAGTTGGTGTCAGTAATGGACACTTGCTGGGCTGATTGTATCAGAGTGCCAGCTGCCTTGAAAGAGCGTAGAGCATTGATGATGTACTCGCTGGAAGTTTGTGTGGTAGGGTCTTTAGCCAAGAAGACGATGGTGTTGGTCTCCTGGTTGGCAAAGATCACCTTGATAGTATCATCGGGTGGCTTGACCGAAACCCATCCAGAGCCGGGCAAAGTGAATTGCCAATTATCCTCTTGGATGACATCATTAACTGTCTCTGTGCCAGCTTCCGGAAGCTTGATAGGACAGCTGGCATCAGTACAAGTAGCAACATCTGGTTGGGCACTCGTTTGACTTTTCTTGGCGCAAGAAGAACATGCCATCACGCCTGTCATCAGCACCACAGACAAAAACAATAGCCTTTTCATGATCACTCCTAAATAGTCAAGCTGGCACGATTCAACTTACCAGCTTGATGATGTTACGTATTGGTATTGTCTTGTCCGTTAGCTGGGACAGAAGAGACAGAAATAACGGCAGTAGCTTTAGCTTCCAACTGGGCTTTCAGCGCTTGCTTAGCAGCTTCCTTGGCAGCTTTATCAGCTTCTTTCTTGTTATGTTCTGCCCTCTTCATAATACCACCGTGGGCGCCACGAGTGACATACCACACTGGATGGTCTTTAAGATAAGCTCGAACGATGGGGTCGAATTTGCGGAGCTGTTCCGAGTTCCAGTTCAAACGCGCTCCCATATTCAAAAGTAGTTGAGGCACCTGATAGCAGGTTTCACTCTTCCACTCATCAAGCATTTCATCTACTAATTTAAGTAACGGTCTTTGATTATCTAAGAAAGATTCTACTGGATCAGTCATGGATTCTAGCTCCTCTGGTTTTTGATAAAGTTCCTGATTTTATGATTGAACACGACATATGTGTTGCAAACAATGCCTGTCAGGATGGCTAAAAGTAAAGCTACATATCGATTACAACCGCTGGCAATTAGCTCGATCTCCACTACAAACGCGACAGTAAAGCAAATGAAGACGTTGCCAAGAATCAGCAAGCAAGCTGCTGCGATGGCTTGCAAACCACGGTGAAAGTGATCTGATAACGGCATCAAACCTTACGCGTAAAGCGTCCCAGGTTGTCGCGGAGGTTGTGGTAGTTGCGAGAGGTGGAAGTGGTGCTGCCACTGCTGACCTTACGAGCCGTACGGGTCCTGGTGGAACCCGCTTGCTCTAAGGCATACATCTCGCCCAAAGTAAAAACGAAAGTGCTGCTGTTGCGAACCAGTTCGTTGGCCAGTGTAAGAATATCGGAACCGGCATCCAAACGAACTTGCACCTCATGTGCGAGGGTCTCCATCGTCTGAGCTAGTTGTTTGATCTCGTTGCGAGTCTTGGTGCTTTGCATAATATAAATCTCCTATGGGAAGTAAAAGGAATCCAGAATAATATAATCAAGTAAATTAGGGGCGCAAGCCCCTTCGAAAGTTTTTAATTTGAAGAGCTGCGACGAGGGGCGACAATTTCACATCTATCCACGTCAATTAATTTGAATTGTCCTTCCATATTTCTCATAATATTACGCGGAGAAATATCTCCGTGCAACACTCCTATCTCTTGTTCCGCCCGCTTAATATTCCGACAGAATAAGATAACCTTTTCTGTATCAAAATCAAGTCCGCGACTCATCCCTTGCAACATTTCTCGAATTTTGTCGGGAGAAAAATCTTTCTTAATATTCCTATCCTCATGCGACAAAATGGAATGAAATACTTTCCCTTCGTCTTCGGTAATAGGGTATAATTTATCCATCAGATAATAGTAAAGAATAAAATCCTGCTTAACACGACCACGGGGGCGTACATGCATCTGACGTGAATAAGTGCCTAGGTATCCATGTTGATACAGCTGCACATAAGCGCTGGGGCGTTCCGCTTGAATAGTCTCCAATACTTTTTGTATTACCCGAAAGGGTCGGTCAGCACTTTGACCCGGTCGTCCATACAATACGCTCAATTTGAGAACCTTATGTGGATCATCCTTAATAGAGAACACTTCTCCATCCGCGCCCGACCCTTGGCGCACATCAGGCTGGACAGGCAGCTTATCAGCACACAGCTGTCGCACCAAAGATAACACAAACATAAAACTCAGGAATTAACTACGTCAGGCACTACTGGTGTAATCATCACGACACCAGAAGGATCCACTACCGGTTTCACCGCTACATCCTGAACGGGAGCCGCAGCAACCGCCGTCTTGCGCGGCTTACGAGTGGTTGGTTTCTTGGCAGCAGCCGTCTTCTTGACAGGCTTCTTGGTTTGTTTCTTGGTGGAAACAGCCTTCTTGGCTGGCTTCTTGGCAACTTTCTTGGACATCTTTTTCTCCTACGTGGCACAATTAATGCTACAGTATCATATATCCGGCAAATTAGAAAGAGTAATCGTAGTAAGAGTTTCTCACTCCCAAAGAAACAAGTAAGTAATTACCGCCCGAAACACGCCATCGACCATCTTTACGTTTGGAAGCATACCATAACTTTCCATTAAAATCAGGTTGATATGTATATGTTTGCGATTCCGACATACCATTTTGGTCAGTTCGAGTAGCCATATCTTCTTGTAGCACTATCCTTTTATAGTTGTGGGTAATTTGAATTATGGTGGCAGCCACTCGATCCGATCCAATATGGATGGTGGCTCCCATTCCGAGACTGGGATCTTCAGAAGTAATCATATTTTCACCAAGATATCATCTATGTTTGGAAGATCGCTATGACCAATTGGCTGTAATTGCAAAGCATGCCATCGCGTAGTTGGAACACCAAAACATCCTTGATGGAGATGATCTACAGACACTACTTGCCATCGTTTCTCACCACATACCAAAATGTCATCTACTTTATGAGTGATATTATCGTCCCACAAGCTTTCTCCGCATACAACCTTAATACCATCTTTGAGCTTTAAAATATCAAATACTTTCATAAGTAATCTATTTCCTCTTCATCCTTTAACTTTTCCATCTGCGTATGATAGTCTTGACCCGAGCAATCTGGTGAGCAGAATAAACTATCGCCACCAAGCTGATGCGTATGCACGTCTCCATGAAGTATTTTGGCGCAGTTAGCACATTTTGGAAGACCTTGATACTCTTCATGTATCCACCGATTGATTTGAGAAAGCGTCATAATCTGGTCTATCACCAGGAACCTAACGTTTTTAGCTCCTTCTGCTTTCCATAAACGTTTATTTTTGAGAGCTGCCTGCATGGCAAAGAAAGGGGTTTCGATATTGCCCTCTTCAGCACGTTGGATGAAAACTACTTTACCGTATTGTGGATGCACTAAATTAGATACACAAAACATATAAACTCTTGATATATTCATAGTATGAAAACTTTTACTATATCTCCGGCTGACTTACAAAGAGACTATGACGAATTACAGAGCATGCAAAAAATTGCATTAAAATATAATGTTTCAGGGGCAACTATTCATAGTAAGATACATTCACTTAATATTAAGTATAATAAAAGAAAGTTCCATAAAGTTGATGAAGGCTTCTTTTCTACGGAAACTGAAAACTCTTTTTATATTGCTGGATTTATTGCCGCTGATGGATGTATTAATGATCTTCGATCATCATTAGAAGTGAGACTTTTTCTATCCGAAAAGGACATTTTACATTTAGAAAAAATGAAAAATTTACTTAATTTTACTGGAAATATTAACAGAAATGCGAACGGCAAATATCATACATATGGAATCGTCATCACAAGTAATAAAATATGTGATGAATTGTCTCGCTTCAATATTGTCCCTCGTAAAAGTTTAATTTACACTTTTCCATATTGGCTTATACAGCATCCTTTGGTTAATCATTTTATGCGAGGATATTTTGACGGCGATGGTTCATTATTTACTAATAAAAACGGTGGAATTACATTTGATATAATCGGTTCATCTGCATTCATTGCAACATATAAAAAAATATTAGAAATAAATTGTTTAACCAGCTTCAAACCAAAAATAATAAATCTTAATCATAAGGGAACTACAGCATTTCGCATAAGCAAAAAGACAGATGTAAAAAATATCTGTGATTTTATTTATCACAATGCTACAATTTATTTGAATCGTAAAAAGAAAATATACGATAATTGGTGTGAGGGGCTGGAATCGAACCAGCAATGTTTAGATAGTGTGATTATCTAACATAAGCAGAACGCATAAACACACTATGGGTTCTGCTCGTGTACGCCCTTCCACCACCCTCACATAATTAAATATTATATCGTCTTATTCCTAATCTCGGTAGAACTAACATGCCACTCCCCTCGCACGGGATGGGCAATACGCTCGAACATGCTTCGCTCGTTTGGGAAGACCAAGCTATTGGTAATATCACCCACCTCGATAAACTTGCCATCTATTTCCCTGCCCACGATAAAGAGTTCAGTTCCCAGACGATTAAATTCTTGCAGAGTCGGAGTGGCTGACTTTCCCCACTTGGGATCCAACAAACGTAGCATGGCATCGGCGCCCAACACCAAAGGCACGCCGGGATGGGCGCGTGCCTTATCCAAATAATAAGGATCGGCTACCGTAAAGAGTCGATCATGACCCTGCAACAGTTTGGCACGCTGCAAACATTGCTGCACGGTTAGAGCTTCCTTGTGGGGCGGTTTAGCAGTAATCTCAAACACCACATCATAACGATAGTCGCGCCACATATAATCGGCGGTGCCAAAATGTCCATCATGCGGAGGGTTAAAAGCGCCCGGCATCAAAGCGGTATGATATCCAATATCGTATTCTTGCAACCTCTTGCCGTTGGCAGTAAAGAAAGGTCTCTTGAAAAACCTCTCGGTAGCCAGGGAAGTGGCATCCTTGTATTCACGACCTTTGGGACCATTCAAGCCATCTATTAGAGTATAGAAAGCCAAAGTATCACACTCGATATTATCTTGGCTTCGCCGCCGGGCACCTATCCCTTTGGTTAGAGTATGATGAGCCGTTATCATTCTATCATTGGTCATGATAGCGCTATAAATACGATGATCGCCTCGATGTTCTTTTTCGGAAGCCACCGAAGCGGTGAGAGCTAATCCCACTGGGTTTTTACCACCGAACTGATAGGCTTTCATATAAGCCGCGGAGGCTAAATCCACTGCTGCCCCTTCAGAACAGAAGTGTTCCGGCATAAATCCCAGAAACTCTGCTTGTTCTTCGGGAGAATAAGGGAAGGAAGCACCAGAAAAATAGGCAGAACTACCCGGTTCGCTCCAAAGCTCACCTTGAAAATTAGCTCCACCTCCTGTGGCAACATAATGGATATTAATGTTAGCTTCTTTTAGCTTATCTTGCCAGGACATATCTCACCACCCAATATGAATGCCAGGAGGACCCGCCCAATCACCACCCCAAGTAAATTCGGGTTGAAATCCCAGGCTGACCAATTTATCCCACACTGCTTGTCCAGTAGGAAGTAGTCTATAGCTAAAGAGCCATTTATGCACTACATCCGCGCCCTCTTCCATCTCGATTTTGAGATAGCGATGACCACGAGCATTAGCATCGCTAATCAGCTGTTCTAATGACTGTAATCTTTTTTCGTTCAATTCTCGAACCATATTTTCTTTGAAAGTCATAACTGCTCCAATATAATTTTTACACTTGATGTGTCAAGGGTAGTGTAATTCTAATAATTGAATTGTAGAAGTTATTGCCTGGCGGGCACAGGAGACTTGGTCAGAAGGGGCGGGGTAATTTCTATAACAGGAATAAGCTCACCAATCCAGCGAATCATAAAACTTGCGCAGCTGCTCGTTGTGGGAAGGAAAGCATAACTCAATCTTATATGGGTTAGTAATGAGTTGAATCTCACTTACCTCTTCGTTTGAGGTGAAGTGAATATCTTCTTCCTTGACTCCGTCCTTGTGAAAGCAGAAGATCAGCATATTATTATTGGTCGCATTAACTACTTCCAAGACTTCAAAGTCTTCTGGTTTGGTCAGCAAGCCCATTTCTTCTTGCAGTTCCCGGACAACCGCTTGCTGCCAAGTCTCTGCATAATTGACATAACCTGATGGAAGAGACCATCCGCCCTTTTGAGGATCAATATTGCGTCGTTGGATCAACCATTGGGTGGGGTGCTTGCGATTATAGATGCTGAACCCAGGATAAGGAACAGGAACGATGGGCACCACGACCGGAATAGGATTACGGTAAGTATCGTTTCCGCAGTGGAAACAGCGGCGAGGATACAACTGCTGTTCAGCATAGCGCGTGCCGCACCATCCACAGTAGGTATCTTTATGAAAAAGAGTTTGGGGAGGTTGGATCATTTTACTTATTAGGAATGCTGGCAATCAATCTTAAACCGTTTTCAAGAGTTCCATCTTGGGATGTTTTTAAGGCATTCTCTTTCTCGTCGTCGGACATGATTTCTTTAAGCACATCTTCAATGGGACGAGGAGGATAGACTTTAGCTTTGTCAAGTAATTCTTGCGCGGGTGTTATGGGTTGGGGAGATACATACTCATATTTAGCTGAACCGCCTCTTACATTTTTCATATATTTAATACCACCAGGATAGTGGAGTTTTAATCTACCTTCTTGAGCAAGAGCGTGAATTACTTTTTGCACTTCGGATGCAATAGGATATCCAATTATGGAACTGACTTGCGAGGCTGTAAGTGGGGTGGCTGCATCTTTATATGCTCGTAGCACTTGCCATTTCAAATTAGGGTCTATCATTTTAGATTAATTATAGTAGTAAATTACTTTACGAAAAGAGTATTAAAATTTTCAACTTCTTTATTAAAAGATCTTTGGAAGCATAGTTCCATTGCACTAATGGAATAGTTATGTTGTCTATTGCAGGAT